TGCATACGGCAGGCATGTTGTGATCAAGCTCTGACTGTTACGCAGGCACTTGGAATGCTCGATCTTGCGAAATACGATTTGATGAGAAATATGTAACAGATAGTTTTTTGAAGCCGCCTCCGGGCGGCTTTTTTATTGGGAGAAATAAATGGAAGACGACAAGGAAATCCAAACAACAGAAGAGGGTGAAGTTGTAGGTACGGGCAATGATGCCCGCCTGAAATTCCTGGCACAGATCAACGACCAAAACGATGCCACTCTGGCAGAGAACGGTGATCTGGCCGATGTGAACGATGACGGCACCACTACTGCGTTTGGTAAACCGGAAACTTTGTCGGATGAAGAAGTCACCCAAAAAGAACTGGATCGTGCTGCTGAAGAAGTAAATCAGGAAGAACACACAGAAGAACAACCCAAACACAAGATCAAGGTCAACGGCAAAGAACTGGAACTGACGACCGAGGAACTTGTTCAGCGCGCTCAGAAAGTTGAGTCCGCAGACGAATATCTGAAAGAAGCCTCCCGCAAAATGCGCGAGGCCGATTTGGTGAAAGAAGCAAAGCCAACACTACCCTCTACCGAGGATGTTGCGGCAAAAGCCATGGAAGACCGGCGTGCGCTTGTCCGCGCAATACAAATGGGCACTGAAGATGAAGCAATGGAAGCAATCGAAAAGTTGCAGAGCAGAAATGTTCCATCCGTTAGCGCGGACGATGTTGCTCGAACTGTTGATGAGCGTCTTACCTTCAATGATGCGGTATCGAGGTTTCAGAAGGACTACAAGGATTTGGCGGAAGACCCTGTACTTTTGAATATCGTCTTGCAACGCGACAAGGAATTGATCGCCCAAGGGGATAAACGAAGCTACCAGGAACGCTATGAGGACATCGGTAACAGTGTACGGACTTGGAAAGAGGCTTTGACCAAGACTGCCACTCCCGAACCTGAAAAACCTGTATCCGACAAACAAGCCCGTAAAGCATCCGCGCCAGCCGTACCTCAAGGTGCTGGAACAAAAGCTCCTGCGGCGGTGCAAGACGAAGACAAAGAGGAAACCTCTGCGGAGATTATTTCCAAAATGGCGAAAAGCCGTGGCGGGCCGCAGTGGCTTCGAGGTTAATCAACTTTAAAGGAGAGCCATCATGGCTGGTCAAGTCTGGGCAGTAAACAGTCTGGGCGGATATATGTATTCCCGCCAACTGTCAAACGTCCTTCGCATGGCTGTGCAACCGCTCGTAAAATTCCGTCAGTTTTCGGATGTACGCGATGCTTCGCAGCAAGGTAAAAAGAAGGGCGACATTTTCACATGGGACGTATTCTCTGATGTTGCCAATCCGGGCGGCGTGTTGACTGAAACCAACACCATGCCGGAAACAAACTTCACGATTGTTCAGGGTACTCTGACAATCACTGAAGCTGGCAACAGCGTTCCTTACTCGGGCAAGCTGGACAACCTGTCCAAGTTCCCGGTAATGGAATTGATCCAGAAGGTTCTGAAAAACGATGCAGTCAAAACGTTCGACAGACTGGCATGGACGCAATTCAACCAAACGCTGCTGCGCGTAATTCCGACAGCAGGCACTGCAACTGATGCCGTCACGCTGTACACCAATGGCACCGTCACAGGCACCAATACCATTGCGTATAACAACGCACACGCCAAAGCAATCGTGGACACAATGAAGGAACGTAACATCCCCGCTTATCTGGGTGATGACTACTATGCTCTTTCGTGGCCCACCACTCTGCGCGCGTTCAAAAACAATCTGGAAACGATCCACCAGTATTCGGATACGGGTTTCAAGTTGATCATGAACGGTGAAATTGGCCGTTACGAGAACGTGCGCTACGTTGAGCAAACCAACATTGCCAAAGGTATCGGTACGACCGGCATTGCAACTGGCTCAACAGGTGGTGATATGACCGCATGGAGTCAAGGGAAGTCTGACTGGATTTTCTTCTTCGGCAACGACACGGTAGCAGAAGCTATCGCCGTGCCGGAAGAAATGAGAGGAAAAATTCCTTCTGATTACGGTCGTTCAAAGGGTGTCGCCTGGTACTACTTGGGCGGCTTCGGAATCGTTCACACGCTGGCTGCAAACTGCCGGATTGTGAAATGGGACAGCCTCGTTTAAAGGAGAATAAAAATGTCTCAGAAAAGTATGATGTACGACCATCCCACCTATATCACTCGCGCCAGTGAAGCTTTTGGTGCAAATACAGCGGGTGCGTCAGCAGCAACATCCAAGTGGGTTGCATTTACCGCTTCGCATGTGTTTTCGATTGCCGCCACTTCTTTTGTGGTGGGCACTTCGACAACCACAGGCTGGAACGGGACTGCAACAGTAACGGCGACCGGCACTGGCGACCTGATCAGCGGTATTAAGGTATCCGGCACTTCGACCAGCACTTATGGCCCGTATGCATTGAATGCGGCGCAGGGCGGTTTCCAGCGCATTCAGATTTTCCAGACGGGCGTAGGTTCGGCAACATCGGACGGTGGCGTGGCATTTGCGGCAGGCGATACTTTCCACATGGTACGCGGCACGGACGCGACTGCGGTGCAGGTAACCTCAATCGAGTACGCCATTGATCCGCTGGCTTCGGTCAGCGCATAAAGGAGAACTATCATGTCAGTACAACCAAAATTGCCCGGAGACACCAAGCCTGTATATAAGGGCGAGGTTGAGGCTCCTACCAAGGGCAACAAGTTCGCCAAGCCTTTCGAGGAAGTAGATGGGGGTATTGCGAATATGGGCGGTCTGTATAACGACATCGGAGAGAAATCGGGCTTCGAGGCCAGTACAGATGCATATATCGTCAAGAAAGGCACCCCTTACGGCGAAGCAGCAAAGTTCAACATTCTGCCTCCGGGTATGGATATAAACGATCAACCTGTCCGTGACATCCGCGATATGTCCCTGAAGAAAGTCATTTCAGAGTCGTATCCGGGCGATGGCTGGGAACCTGCACCAAGAGATTTGGCTGAAGGTTATCCATCCAAGGGCAGCTTGGCGTAATTCATGTTGCACCCCTCTTGCACGGCCTCTAAGCGGGGCCGTGCTTTTTTCTGCATCAAGACGCATGAAGGTTTTTGGATTGGATGCCGCACATCCATTACCTCGCGGGAACCTTCAGCCGTGTTGGTGTACCGCAGTTTAATTTAAGGAGTAAATCATGAGCGGACTTCAAGAAAAGTTTCAAGTCATTCTTCCGCCAGCACCAAATGAAGATGACGGTACGGAATGGAAAACATTCGAGTCGCAACGTCAGACAGGCGAGGCTGGACAGGCTCACGTAAACAATCAGTTTGCAGATGAAGAGGTGGACGGGAAATTCAATCTTCCACCTCCCGGTATGGATATTAATGATCAAGCCCGTTTTAATCCGAACAATTTGCCATTGTCGATGGCGGGCAGTTCGGATGCCTCAGCCGATACCAATCCGCAGGCTTTTGATCAAGGTTTCACTCGTCGTGCAATGAGTGGCACTGATGATCAATACACAGGTGAACACGTTGATCATTTCTACGGTGAAGTGGTGGATGAGGATGGGAAAACGGGATTTGTTGAAAGAAATAATTATTTAGACCGACTTTAACGAAAGGAAAAATCATGGCCGTTCGCACAGAAACAATCGTATGGGGTAATGCCCCCCCAGGTGCAATTGTTGATCACGCTGTATTGGTTGTAACCGGAGCATTAGGCTCTGTTCAAACAATTGATATTCCCATGGGCGCAAACAGCGTTGACATCCTGCTTGTGCCGGATGTTTATACAGCAACGGTTCAAGCTGTTGACGCCGCTCTTAACCCCATCGGCGCATCCGTTACGGATACGTTTGTAATTATGACTCCGGTAATTTTCAGTATTCCGGTGTCAATGTCGGGAACCACAGTCTGATGTTGCGCTTGTTGCGGCGTTTTTTGTTTTGGCTTTTGTGGGTATTTTGCAAACATCATAAGCAACGTATCCCGATCAGCATGACCGGATATACCGAATGAAATTGGTCTTTGCAATACCCACCTGGAATCGCGCACAACAATTATTTGATTGCGTTACCTCAATTGCAGAACAAAAGCCGGATGCGATTTTCATTTCCGATAATTATTCCAACGATCAAACACCTGAAGTTTGCAACATTCTAAAAGTTAAATATCCGTTTATCACTTTCATCCGATTGCCGGAACACGTTTTTGCCGAAGAAAATTTCAAGAAAGTCGTTTCTCTTGCAGAGGGCGACTACATCTGGACTTTTGGGGATGACGATATTTTATTGCCGGGTGCGCTGGATTTTGCAAGACGCCTGCTTGAACATGGATTGGATTTCTATCACGTAGCAGAAGAAAGCAGAAGCGGAAAGATTGGGGCAAAGAAAGGCACACTTCTTGAACTTTGTTGTAATTATGGGTTTTTGGATGTAACAGGTTTCATGACCGGCAATATTGTTCGTGCGGAAAAATTGAAAGTAGCCTGCGCAACTAAAAACTGGGGAGTTTACGCACATAGCGCATTCGCTCATTCATTGGCGATGCTCGAAGTCCTCGCTCATTGTGAGGCAACGCTAATTGATATTCCGATGATCCGTGCCGCACAGGAAAGCCCTGAAACGATTGAACGCTGGAAACTCGAACAGACTACAGGACGTTATATCTTCATTGTCGAAGGTTTGATCGTATTGCGCGATGCCGGAATTATCCCGGACAAATTACCTGAAAAATTTTTTCGTTACCTGAATGGCACATTCATCAAAAGAATGATGAATGACTATCTGGCAAGAACCTTTAATCCAGAAATTCCGGTAACGGATCATGAATGGAAATGCTTTGAAGAAATAATCCGTTTTATTGACGAGCCTCGCGGTTCCATATTAATGGAGTGGTTCAAGCGGGTGGAAGCTGCATGTATTAGAGAATTGCCGATTATTCTTGATGCGCTTCAGTCGGTAAAGGATGTAAAGATCGAAGCCAATACGATTCAGTTGCCGGAATATCCATATACCTATTTTGATTGAAAGGCGTTTTATGAAACTTGATCTTAAAAAACCGCACGGCGTCATTACTGGTCATTCATGGGCACGCTATGAGCAGGACGGAATCTTGTACGACCAAATGGGGTATCCAGAAGATTATTTTTATAATAACGATGATGATACCAAGGATGCCAAGCCGAATTTCAAAGAAGACGACGCGGTTGCTTTACCCGATCCGCCAGTCGAAAGAGATTTCGCGCTGGAACAGGCAAGCGATTTTCTGATAAATATTTTGGCTCAAGGCCCACTCGCAAGATCGGCCATTTTTAAGGAAGCCGCCCTCAATAACCAGAACTGGGACAAGATCAAAACAGCGTTTTCAAATTTAGGGGGAGAAGCTTTTCATAAAAGAAATGTGATTCATTGGAGATTGAAGACAGCATGAGCGCACCACAATCTGCGGTCGGCCAACACGTCATCTTTGAATTAGTAAAGACAGCAAGCGAATGTCCTCAAGGATGTTTTGTTGAAGTTGGTGTCCATAAAGGAGGTACAGCGTGGCATCTTGCCAAGTGTGCCGAAGAACAGGGGAGGGAAATTTACCTGTTCGATACTTTTACGGGCATTCCATATAAAGGGGAATTCGACTCGCATGTGGTCGGGGATTTCAGTGATACCTCACTTGAGGAAGTACAGAAAATTATCCCTTACGCAAAAATTACTCAGGGTATTTTTCCCCAAAGTGCGGAAGGTCTCGACTTACCAGATGTGGCTTTTGTCCATCTGGATTGCGACCAATACCAATCAGTAAAAGAAGCCGCGCTGTTTCTTTCACCCAAAATGGTGAAGGGCGGGATCATGTGGTTTGACGATTACGGATGCCTTGAAGGAGCCAATATGGCAGTCGATGAATTGTTTGCCGGTCGGATTGAAGGCAGCGTTGTAGGGAAATCATTCGTCAGGTTCTGATATGCCAAACAAGATTCAAGACCTGTTCGGCCAGTGGATTCAATTCGACTGCCCGACAGATGGTGCAACATTTTCAATCGCAGTAGCAAACAGGGTTTGGGATGTAGGGACACTTACCTGGGTAAGTCAGGTTCAATCCAGCGGCGGCGGTGGAGCGATAACTGTTGCCAATGGCGCAGACGTTACAGAAGGTGCCACTACTGACGCCGCAGTGTACGGAGATACCGCAGGGACTATCTCTGCAAAGTTGCGCGGCATAGACGCGCTCATGCAGGGTATCGGTACAGCGATTGCTCCTGCTTCAGCCTCGGTTATATCAACAGATTCTGTTGTGATTGCGGCCAACGCTTTACGAAAAAAAATGGTTGTGATCAATGTTGGCGCGGTCAATGTGTTTTTTGGCGATGGCTTCAGTTCAGCGATGAACAGCGGAATCATGCTGACTCCGAACGGAACGTGGGTGATGGACAGATACACGTTTACCACAAACGACATTCATGCGATCTGCGCATCTAATTCAACTCTATCTATTCAGGAGTACCAATAATGGCCGTAGGACAAACACACGTTTCAGCGAAATTCGTCAGCAACATGTCTCTTACCGGATTGTCGGCTTTGTGGGCAACGAATACAGTCAAGATGGGGATTGTCACCAATACTTCGCCCCCGGCGATTACAGACTCCGATCCTCGCTGGGGTGCGGGTGGATCGCAAAATTACGCGACGAACGAAGTAACGCCAGGTGGTAACTATTCTGCCGGTGGCGTCTCGCTTACCGGCACAACCTCCACTCTTTCGGGTGCGGTGACTTCTCTGAACGCGGTTTCCCCGATCACGATTGCCGCCAATGCATCAAATCCCACGGGCGCATTTTGGGCGGTCTTTTATGACTCGACCGATGCCAACAAGCATGTATTCGGTTACATGGATTTGGGTGGGCCTGTGTCGCTTGTTCCCGGTCTTCAGATCAACATTAACGGTATATCCAGCGGCACACAGCCACTGATGCAAGGCACGGCAACGTAATGGCAACCGGAACCGGAACTGCAACTATCGACTTCGGTGCAACGCCCGTCTCGGAAAAGCAGTTTACCGTTACTGATGCGCTGATCGCTGGGACAAATTATGTCGAAGCGTTTGTGATGGTCGATTCAACTGCCGACAACGATGTTGACGCGCACCGTCATGCTGCTGCCAGTTGGCAATTATCTTGTTTGGCCGGGACAGGAAGTTTTACGCTCGACGTTACATGCCTTGTGGATTTGTGTACCGGCACTTTCAAGATCAGATACGCCTACGCATAAAGTTTTTTAACGCAAAGCAAAAGCTCGCCTCGGCGGGTTTTTTTGTTGCCCACAATAAGGAGTTGTCATGGGATGGTTCAATAAATTACTCGGCAGCACATCGGGGAATGTAGCTGAAGTAAATGCCTCACAAGCATTGCTGGTTGCCCAAACCGGAATAGCTTCAGTCAGTGTTGCCAACCGCGACCGAATGGTTGACAGCTTTGAACGTTTGAGAGTATCCGAACCGCGCATTGCATTTGAGTACAGCTATGCAACATTACCGTCCGCTTCTCCGGCAATTTGGGAAAACACAGCCTTCGGTGCCGGGACGCAAACCCTGAATGCAAACTCATGGATGACCGATCTGAATACCACAACCGCGATCAATACCGGCTACTGGATTCAGGCGTATTGCCATGTTCGATATGCGCCGGGTATTTCAACACTGATTCGCCGTACATTCTGTTTTAATGCCCTGCAATCCGGGCTGGTAATGAAGATTGGATTTTTTACCGATCAAGGAACATTTCCAAGCAACCAGGGTGACGGCATTTATGTTCAGGCAAGCGGCTCGACCATATCTCTTGTGCGCAGAACATTTGTAAGTGGAGGCGCAGGCGCAGAAGCCATTGCGGCTCAAGGAACATGGTCTTTGGATAATCTGGACGGGTCAGGCCCGTCAGGGGTTAATCTGGACTGGACGCTTACGCAACACTTCGTAATTGAAATGCAATGGCTTGGGGTAGGCATTATTCGTATCGGCTTTAATACTCCACTCGGTCTGGTATTTGCGCATGAATTTTACAATGTCAACTTGCTGTCTGTGCCGTGGTGTAGAACGGGCACGTTACCAATACGAACGGAATGCTACTCAACCTCCGGGTTGGCTACACCCGGCAAACTTTCGCTGATCAACGATGTTGTGATTCAGGAAGGTGATGTAAAGGACAAACGCGGTTGGCGATATTTTGCGGCTACATCCGGCGCTACAGCAAAGACCATTGGTACGGCAGCTTCGCTTTACCCGATTATGGCTTTAAGAGCTTTATTGACCAACGACACAAGCAAAAGAGCGCGATTTATTCCGCAAACTCTGAATATCTCTATTCTTACGGTGGGTACAGGTACTACTTCGTTGCAATGGGCATTGCTTGCGGCACCCACCCCGATGACGGGAGCTACCTTTGCTGTTAGTGCAAGTTCGACAAGTGCCATTGCGGTGGACATCGCGGCGACTGCGACAACCGCTGTAACCGGCTCAACACTGTTTACCGGAGTATTGCCAAACGTGGTTGGAACTTATGCTTTGCCGCTTGACGGACTGGATGACAACATGATCGTGCCGGGTCAAAACGCGGCAGGCAGTTTGACTATAACCGGGATGAATGTGCTTACCTTGGCTGTTGGAACATTGACCGGAACCACGACAGTTGCGCCAGTCATAGTCGGGTCTATTGGTTGGAAAGAAATAGTGTAAGCCATGTCACTACTACTCGCCCTGACGGGTGGTGGTGGTGGAGTTGTAACCGTAAATGCCACGATAGGGGCGTATGGTTGGGCAGGTACAACATCCGACACCGTTCAACCTCTCAATGCAATTGTCGGGCAGATTACCTGGACAGGCATTACAGGAACAACCACACAGCTAATTAATGCTTCTCCTGGAACATTTACCTGGTCTGGGACTACCGGCACAACCTCTCAGTTAATCAACGCAAGCGTTGGCAATTACAGTTGGTCGGCAACGACCTCTGCGGTTCCACTGCTTGTGGTTGAAACGGTTGGCGCATTTGCATGGGTCGGCACAACCGCAACTTTCGGCGGCAGTATTGTCACCATAAACGCCTCGGTTGGAACGTATAGCTGGGATGGTGTGGCAGCGGGAGTGACCCAGTTAATTGATGCTTCTTTTGGCAACTATATCTGGAACGCAACCACGGCAACGTTTGGCGGGATCGTTACTACACCAAAAGCAAACAGCATCCGTGGCGGCATTTGGAATTGAGGAAAAAAATGGATACGAGCCAGATAAAACCCAAGGCAGTTTTTGTTGTTAAACGCATGTGGAACAACCCGGAAATCAGAGCGTATATCGACAAAAAAGAAGTCGGCGCGCAAATGCAGATAAATGATTTTTTGCGCGCACTGACAGAAGAGGTTTACGGAACTCGCAGCCGTTTTGTGTTGCTTTCAAAATCGGAATTTTTCGACAAGATTTCTCAAGCGGCAGATGGCGTGCAGAGCGCCATGAAAGAAACAACCGCGCATATTGTTTAAGAGGAAACAGTAATGGCTATATACGCATTTAGTGATCTTGATGGAAAACGAATTACTACCGAGTTGGTGGATAATTATTCGGGTGAAATTGTTCACATGGAACATGATCACCATGAAATCCATGATGGAACTACATTTAGATACGCTGATGCGGTAACGCTTGGCAGTGGTGCTTCCCAGGATTATCTCATTACAACTCCCAACACAACCAAGTGGACGCACTTTACGTTTGAGGCAGACGGAACTGCGGTGACAACGTTTACTTTGTTTGAGGCGTCAGATAAAACCGGAACAACACCCCAGTCGGTTTGGAATGCAAATCGAAATTCAACCACTACTGCTTCAACTACTGTTCATAAGGGAACCTCGGGCGGGACAACGGATGGTACTGCATTGATGGTGTATTCATCCGGCGCTGCGGGAGCCGCAAGAAATGCTTCCAGCGTTTCCCATGATACGGAAATCATGCTCAAACAAAACACAAAATACATTTTTCGTGTCACAAGCGGCACGGCAGGCAATCTTTGTAATGTGTTCTTGAATTGGTATGAAGCAGTAAGTGCATTTTAATTTACAGAGCGATAAAACATGACTTGGACTAAAGACGCACCGTACAAAGCAGAATCAAAAAAAGTTGTTTGGGATGTTGCGCCTTATCTGAAAGGCAGAGGTCTGGATGTTGGTGCTGGCACATTCAAGGTGTTGCCGCATGTGATCAGCGTGGACAACTGCCAGGACTCTGACATGTTTGGTATTCCGATCATGCCGGATGTAAAGATCAAAACTGCCGACGATCTTGGAATATTCGCTTCACAGTCAATGGATTTTCTGTATAGCTCACATCTTCTCGAACACATGGTTGATCCCGAGAAGACCTTGAAAGAATGGTGGAGAGTCATCAAGCCAAAGGGGTATTTGGTTCTTTATCTACCTCATGAAGACTTGTATCCGAAAGTGGGTGAAAAAGGAGCTAATCCTGATCATAAGCACAATCTGAACGAAGAACAGGTCAGGCAATGGATGTACAAAATCGGATTCTGGGATTTGGAAGTCTGCGAAAAGCGAGATCAGGATGATGAGTATTCTTTCCTGATGGTCTTCCGCAAGCTGGATAGAGGCAGCAGACGAGAAAAGTACCCGGAAAGCTATCTTAACCCCAAGCCGGAGAAAACAGCCTGCGTGGTGCGATATGGAGCCTATGGTGACCTGATGATGGCTTCCAGCGTGTGGGCTGGCCTCAAAAAACAAGGTTACCACGTTACAGTCTTTGCTTCCCCTCCCGGATCGGATGTGATCACTGAAGACCCGAATATCGACAAGCTGGTTCTATTCGATGTTGATCAAGTTCCAAATGGGAATCTGGGTGATTTCTGGGCAGTGCAGAAAAAGAAATACGATAAATGGGTAAATCTCTGCGAGTCGGTGGAAATGACGTTTCTTGCATTGCCAAACCGTACACAACATTCCTGGCCTCCTGCGGTTCGGCACAAGATGTTGAACCACAATTATCTGCAACATCATCACGAACTGGCCGGAATTCCGCACGATCCGCAAATCAAGTTTTACCCGACCATCGAAGAAAGACGCTGGGCTGAAGACATTCGCCACAAGATGAAAGCGGAGTTGGTTGTGATGTGGTCTCTGGCCGGAAGTAGTGTCCACAAAACATGGGCGGGGCTGGATCATATTATCGCCAGCATCATGCTTAACTTTCCAACAGCGCATGTAGTTCTTGTGGGCGGGGCAGATTGCGTAATTCTTGAAGCGGGCTGGGAAAAAGAACCCCGTGTTCATACATTTTCCGGTAAATGGAAAATGCGGCAGACCATGGCGTTCATGGAGCAATGCGACCTCATTGTTGGCCCTGAAACTGGTGTTTTGAATGCCGCCTCGTGCATGGATGTGAGCAAAGTTTGCATTCTCTCGCACAGTTCTTATGAAAATCTTACCCGTGACTGGAAAAACACCATCGCTATTGCCAGCGAGAACACGACTTGTCCTGGGCGTGGTGAAAACGAAGCTCCTGCCTGTCATTTACTACATTTCGGATGGGATCATTGTAAAAAAGATACGGAATCCGGTGTTGCCCAATGCCAGAAGGATATTGGTGTTGAAGAAGTCTGGAATCACGTTGATTGGTGCCTACAAGCCTTACAGGATCAAAAAAAGAAACGAGCGTGAACGAGTATATAAGAATTTCAGGGCATCGAAAATATGCTACCTATGAGCATACAGTCATAGCAGAAAAAGTCCTCGGTAAAGAGCTTCCAAAAGAAGCAGAAGTGCATCATGTGGATGGGGATAAAAGCAATAACGCACACCACAATCTAATTATTTGTCCAGATTCGGCATACCACAAATTACTGCACAGAAGACAGAAGGCGTTGGATGCCTGCGGTAATGCCGATTGGATCAAGTGCACTTATTGCAAGAAACATGATGATCCAAAAAATCTTACCGTAACTGTGCGCAGGGTATATGGATCACAGACGTACCTTGCATATCATAAATCTTGTAATACGGAAATTCACCGTAAATATCTCGAACGGACATTAGCATTATGACTACATCCGGCGTTTTTTCATTCACTGTGAACAGAGATCAGGTCATCCGTGACGCCATGTTAAACATCGGCAAACTGGATGAAGTAGAAACTCCCTCCGCACAGGACATCACCGACTGCAATCTGAAACTGAATATGCTCATCAAGCAATGGATGGGTGGATCAGACTTCGCGCCCAGTCTCAAGGTCTATAAACGGAAGTGGGGTTATCTGTTCCTGAATAACTCGACCAACAAATACACGGTTGGCCCGAACGGAACGGGTTGGACAAACACCTTTGTTCGTCCCTTGACGACAGTAACAGCGGCAGCAGGCGCAGGTTCGATCACCGTTGCCAGTGCGACAGGTATTGTGACAGGTTATTACATCGGCATTGAACTCGCCTCCGGTGCTTTGTTCTGGACAACCGTTACGACTGTTGTTGGTCTGGTTGTGTCGTTGACCGCGACTCTGCCAAGCCAATCTGCCAGCGGGTCTCAAGTCTATTGTTATCAGACAGCAGCACAGCAACCACTCAACATCGAAACTGCGGTATTGCGCGACAACAATAACGAAGACACGCCGCTGCGCTTCCTGAGAACTGTACAAGACTACGCCAATCTACCCAGCAAGACGGATTTGCTGAACATGTCCGATCCTACGGCAATCTATTACGAGTTTCAGTTGACGAACAGCTTCCTCTATACAGATTGCGCCGCTGCACAGGATGTGACCAAGTACATCGTGGTTTCGTTCATGGAACCTGTACAAGATATGGTGAATCCTGCGGACAATTTCGACTATGCGCAGGAATGTTTCCTGGCAATCAGTTGGGGTCTCTCCAAACAGATCGCGCCCATGTACAACATGCCTTGGACGCAGAACATGGAAGCCAACTATAACTCTGCTGTAGCCATCGCAGGTCATAAAGACGCCGAAGTAACGACACTCTACTTCCAGCCCGGAGAAGAGTAATGAAGCAGATTCAGCTTTTCGGGACAGGGTTGTTTGCCAACTCTGCGGTGATTAGCAGGCAACGCAGACTGAATTGTTTTTTTGAAATCAGAAAAGACGGCGACAAGGAAAAAATAGTAGTACGCGGAACCCCCGGCGTAACGACTTTATTGACATTGCCCACTGCGCCGATAAGAGGCTGGCGGGTAGTCAATAATGTTCTCTATGTTGTTGGCGGACTTACTTTGTACAAAGTATTAATAGATTTATCGTGGACTGCTGTAGGTGCTTTTGATGCAAACTCAACCGGCTTTGTGAGTATCTCGGATAACAGTGTTCAGCTTCTGATTGTTGATGGATTTGCAGGTTATATCTATACGATAGTCACTGGGACATACGCACAGACTGCGCTTAATACAGCCGGTTCTTTCGGAAAAATTACCGATGCAAATTTCCCCAATGGAACCGCCTCAGTCACTTTTCTGGATGGCAGACTGATCGCTGTAAAACCGAACACTCGCCAGTTTTATGTGAGTGAGTATTTTGACGGAACAGGTTGGACGAATTTTCAGGGTCTCCCGACTTATGCCACAAAAGACAACAATTCCGACTTCCTGATCGCTGTCAGCGCAATGAATGGTGTGCTGACTTTATACGGCGAACAGTCGATTGAATTCTGGCAGAACGTCGGTAGTTCACCGTTACCCTTTGGAAGAATAGCCGGTGCTACACGTAATGTTGGACTGGCGGCGATATATTCCATTGCCTATATAGATGACATCCAGTTATTCCTCGGGCAGAACTTGTACGGTGGATATTCCGAAGTAAACATATTGCAGGGTTTCAATTTGCAGCGTGTCAGCACGGACGATATTGAACACATCATCGGTAACTTGCCTGGACACGTATGGCGCGATGCAATTGCATTCGGATACATGCTGGATGGGCACAAGATGTTCCAGATTACCTTCCCGGCAGCAAATAAATCTCTGCTTTACGACATTTCATCCGATCTGTGGAGTGAACTTCAGTCCGGTGTTGGTGTAACCGGAAGACACATTGCCAATCTTGGGATTACGTTCAATGCGCTGAACTTTGCAAGCGATGCCACAACCGGAAAAATCTATCAGTTGGATGATGAATTCACTACAGACAATGGAGCGCCAATCAAACGCCAACTGATCACCCGTCACATTGATATGGGCGGGAATACTTTCTGTATTGATGAACTATATCTGGACATGGAAACCGGGGGAAATTCGGCTATTGGACATGCCGGTGGAGATTCTCAATACGGTGCAAATATTGATCCGCAAATAATGCTGCAAGTCTCGAAGGATAACGGCAGGACTTTCGGTATTGAACGTTGGAAATCCGTTGGGAAACTGGGTCAATACAGAACTCCGCGTGTGATCTGGAACCGACTTGGTTCAGCACGGGATTTTGTTTTTCAGATCACCATGACTGATCCGATCTTGTTTGTTGTGATTGGCGGGGCGGTGAAGATAAGGCAGCAGGAAGGAAGAGAAGGATGATCGCTTTTTCCAAAGAACCGTTTCAGGTTGTTGAAGATAATTTTTATCTGATCAAGGAACATTGGGATGAGGTGGTTACAGACAGCAGGCCGCTCGATCCGTGGTGGGAATTATTCAGGGCGCAGGAAGCGGCAGGCGAATTAATTTGCTTTGTTGTACGCAAAGAAGAAACAGTAGTCGGCTATGCGGTATTTCAACTGCAACCGAACTTTCATAGTCGCAATTACAAAACAGCTTTCAACGATGCGGTGTTCTTGAGAAAAGACTGTAGAAAAAACGGATTAGGAAAATCTTTTCTTGAATACTGCGACGAACAATTGGAAAAGACAGGCGTGAACATGATTATCTGGCATGTAAAACCTTCTGTAGATTTTTCAGGCGCATTGAAGTCCATTGGATATGAACATCATGCGACTACTTATGCAAGAACAATAGGAGGCTGATATGGGCGTTTCAGCGGTAGTCGGAATAGTTGGAGCGGTAGCGAGTGCAAGTTCTGCGCATGATGCGTCAGTTCAACAAGAAACAATGGGCAATAAAGCGATTGCGGCGCAACAACAAGCCCTGACTCAACAACAAGCTATACAGCAACCATACGTTACTGCCGGTCAGACAGCTTTGGATCGACTTGTACAAGGCACTGCGCCCGGTGGAGAGTTTGCCAAACCATTTTCAATGGCAGATTCACCCGCACAACAATATGCCACTAAGAGTGCCTTGGCCGGAATGCAAAATCAGATGGCAGTCGGTGGACAAGGATTGTCTTCAAATGCGATTTCTGGCGCGGGCACCTTGGCTGCAAATATCGGCTCTCAATTTGAAAACCAAGCCTACAACCAGTGGCTGACTTCTCAACAGCAAGCCATGGCACCTCTTCAGAATATAGCCTCCATGGGGCAGGCAAGTGCTTCAGGGCAAGCTGCCAATATTGGTCAATCGGCAAGCAATATTGGTAATTTGCAAACCGGGATTGGTAATGTTCAAGCTGCCGGGACAGTTGCTGGTGGCAATGCAATATCGGGAGCGGCAAACAACGCCAGTCAATATCTTATGTTGCAATCGTTGCTGGGCAAAGGCGGAACTACAGGAACGACTAACATTGGACAATTAACAAATCCGGGTCAAGCCCCTGCTGGTTATGACTGGGGAACAATGGGTCAGGCTTATCAGTAACAGGAGAAAAACATGGCACTCGATCCTCAAATTCCGTTGTCTTCGACACAACAACCAAGTTTTACTCAAAACATGGGGCAAGCATTTCAATTAGCTGGTGCCTATGAAAAAAATCAGGAAATGCAGCAACAAAAACAAGATCAACAAACAATCCAGGGATACCTGAAAGAAGGTGGTAGCTTTGACACGCCAGATGGTCTTGCTACTGCTGCTGAAAAATTAAAAGGTAAAGTTTCTCTTAATGCGTATCAAACAATCACGCAGGCGCATCAAGAATCGAAGCTGAATGAGAAAAAACAGATTGAAGCGTTAGCAAATGCTGATCTGGCAAAAATGGAAGTAGCCGGTAAAAAAAATGACTTATTGTTTCGTGCTGGCAAACCAGTTTTGGATCAATATCAGGACGACTTGAAAAAGAATGCCGACAAAGGCAGTCAAGAAGCCCAAAGAATAGCCACTGAGAATTTTCAGAAAAATTGGCAGGGACAAGTTCAAGGGGTTGCGCCGACTGGTGTATTTCAACCACAAGAATTGCAAGATGCAGGTAGTTGGACTCCTGATGTGCTGAAGAAAAAAGTTGAGGGTTCTGAGTATTTCCAAAAAATTAGCAAAGAAGCCGCTGAGTTGCGAAAGGTAAACGCACAAACAAGTAAAGAATTGGCACAGGCGGAATATTATCGAAAAGGTAAAGGTGCTGGTGCCGGTGCCATACCGGAAGAAATCACTCAGTCAACTTTGCACGGACAAGACTTTTTGGATTTACTCAAGCCCGGTGAGGCGGCAGATGTCTTGGCGGTAGCAGAAGGCCGGAAATCAATGAGCGACATTCCTGTAAAAGATGGTCGTAAGGCCCGCATAGGACAGTACGTTACTCAATTTGATCCTGGCTTTTCAAACATAAGAAATCCCGCCGACAAAGCAGCGGCTGTAGCGATTTCAAAAGACTTGTCAGCTATTCGTCCATACATTGATATGCTGGACAAGAACGCAGAAATCGCCGTTGATCTATCGAAGAAAGTCATCGCAACAGACAGTCGGTTGCTCAACAAAAATATTAACTGGCTGAAGCAGAATATGGGCGACAACCCAGATGTTGCCGAATTCCTTGCTCAGACTACATTCGTTCAAACTGAGGCTGCCCGCGTCTTGAATAATCCGCGCTTGGTAGGCCAACTGACTGACACTGCACGACAAGAAATGGAACATGTCATTAGCGGTGATATGCCTTTAAAATCCTATGAGCGTGTGATTCGTCGTATCCAACAAGACGGTCAAAATCGTTTTCAGGCAATGGAAAATCAGCGCAATCGGTTGTTCGGCGGAAGCATTGGGCCAAAAGAAGTGCCGCAAAGTGAATTAAGGAATACAGGGAAATCCACGGAAGTTCCACGTGGAGCAGCGTCTGCCAAAGGTGAAGCGGCGTGGAGTGCTTCAGACGAAGCGAGACTGAAAGAACTGGAAGCTAAACATGGCGCTCAGTGAAATTGAAGAACTGGAAATGCTTCGTCTTCGTAAGCAGAAGGCGATGGCTACTGCGGATACATCGCCGAAAGACGGCTATTCGTCTGAAGAATACGAAGCACCGAAGAAAAAGGATTACGTTAAAGCCGAAAAATCCCATGACTACTTGGGAAACGTAGTTCAGGCACTTTCGGAACCTGCTATTAAATTAGCCAGTGGAATGGTGGCTAAACCAGTGTCGGAACTTGCAGGAATGGGTGCTGCGGCTTACGGATATGCAACAGGTAAGGATGTGGACGCACAAGGCATTCAAAAGAATGTACAGGAAAAGCTGACTTATGAGCCAAAAACAATGGCTGGCAAGTCTGCATACAATCCCCTGAATGCTATCCCTATGGCAATCGGAAAAGGTATTGAGGCAATTACACCAGAGAAGGCTGCGCCGGGTGAGGCAACCACTCTTACCGGCGCACTGAGAAATGTGGCAAGCGAAGCGATTCCTCAAGCAATTGGAATTGCTGGTGCGAAGTATGCTCCTAAAGCTGCTGCGCCTGCGCAGAAAGCCGCAGAAGCATTGCGTTCCGGCGCTGAAAGTTTGATGAAAAGTGCATTAAAACCAACCGCCAAAGATTTAATGAATGGCAAAGCGGCAAAAGCTATAGATACCATGTTGGAGAAAAACATTCCTGCTACCCCCAAAGGCATTGAACAAATTCGTACCCAGATCGACGAATTGAACGATCAGATCAAAGAAGCTATTGCTACTTCCCCGGAGCGAGTGGAAACAAGAAAATTGATGCGTCCTGTTGTCGAAAAACTAAAGGACTTCAAAAAACAGGTCAATCCTGACGCGGATATAAGTGCAATTAAAAAGTCATGGAATGAATTTAAGGATCATCCATTGTTGCAGCATGAAACGCCGCAACAGATTATCCCCCGAAAAGTTGATCCCCAGACGGGCGCATCCACTCCTGAAAAAGTAATTCCCGCTTCAGGAAAAGAAGATATGTCTGTTCAAACTGCGCAGGAATTAAAGCAGGGAACCTATAAACAATTGGCAAAGAAATACGGACAACTTGGGTCGGCTGATGTGGAAGCCCAAAAAGCAATCGCGCGAGGATTGAAAGAACAGGTCGCTGAAAAAGTGCCAAAAGTGGCACCTTTGAATTTGGAAGAATCAAAGCTTCTTAATGTACTGTCCGTAGCTGAGAGACGCATTGTGATGGAGGCAAACAAGAATCCAATGGGGTTGTCATTGCTTGCGAAAGACCCAAAATCGTGGGCCTTGTTTTTGGCAGATAGGTCGGCTGCTGCCAAATCTCTTTTGGCAAGAATAATGAATAGAACTTCACAAAAACTAACCGGCTCAAGTGCAGAAAAAGCGGCGAAAGGCGGATCGGTAATCGCTCCAACACAGGCTGATAAAGAAAAGAAGCAATATGAAATGAGTCAATCTCGGGAATTGGCACAATGAAACTCCTGATCATAGATGTTGAAAACGCAATGCTCTCCTGGGCATGGAGAGCCGCCCAAGCAGGTCATGAAGTCAGGTGGTTCGTTAAGCCTGAAGCTCTGGATCGGGAAGAAGTCGGTAACGGTTTCAAAGGTGTGGAGAAGATCGACAACTTTGTACCCAGCCTGAAATGGGCAGACCTAATCTTGGTGAGTAGCAACAACAAATACATCGAACGCCTGACTGCTTTGAAGAAACAAGGCTTTCCAGTCTTTGGCCCGACGACCGAATCTGCCAAGCTGGAAATCTCCCGTAAAGCAGGTATGGAGTTGTTGAAGAAGGTTGGGATCGAGGTTGTGCCTTACGAGACTTTCAACACCATGGAAGAAGCGGCCAAGCATGTGGAAAAGACCGGCCAGAGATTTGTGTTCAAGACCATGGGCGACAATGAAGATAAAGCTCTGACTTATGTTTCCAAGTCCGCTGCGGATATGCTGACGTGGATCGAGGGGAAGATCAAGCAGAACCAGAAACCGAAAGGCGAGGTGATGCTTCAGGAATTTGTTAAAGGCATTGAAATGGGCGTGTCCCGTTTCATGGGAAGTAAAGGTTTTATCGGGCCTTGGAACGAGTCGTTCGAGTACAAGAAGATGATGCCCGGTAACTACGGCCCCAACACGGGAGAAATGGGCACCATAGCCTATTTCACCAAAGATAGTGTCCTGGGTGCGGAGACTTTAGCCAAGGTAGAAAAAGAACTTGTCGCAATGGGCCACACAGGAGACGTTGCCATAGGCTTTATGATCCCCGAGGATGGTAAGCCTCGTCCAACTGAGTTTACGGTGCGCTGGGGCTGGCCTATTGCCAATATGATGCTGGCTTCGATTGAGGGCGATCCAATTACTTGGATGAAAGACGCTTTGGCTGGGAAAGACACAACTGCGTTCAAAGAAGACATTGGATGTTGTCTCGTACTTGCTCATGGTGACTTTCCGCACAACAAATTGCCTGTTGAAGATTTTCAGGGGCTTCCTATTTACGGCATCACCAAAGGTAACAAGAAATATCTTCATCCTCAGTCCGTGAAAATTGATGTCATGCCTGACATGGATGGAGAAAAGGTGGTAAGACGGCCTGTGTGGAATACCACTGAGCGTTATGCACTTGTCGTTACAGGTTTTGGTAAAGATGTGAAGCAAGCCAAGGATCGCGCCTATAAAACCATGGAACAGTTGCAGCTTGCTAATCCGGTAGTCCGTGATGATATAGGTGAAGACTTGAAAGAGAAGTTACCCAAGCTGCATGAAATGGGTTTCGCCACTCATGTCAACTATGATTGACATCACGATCACCACGGTTCCGCAGGAGCAACAAAGATATAGCACTGCCGGTGATTACTTCACTGATGAACCGTTGCATGTGACGATCCGTGTTTCAGACCTTGGTAATCCGAGGTATGAATTCCTGATTGCGTTGCATGAAATTGTGGAAATGTTCCTGTGTCATGACCGTGGTGTGGGTGAAGACATGGTGGATAAATTCGACCTCGCTTGGCAAGGCGAAGGTGAACCCGGCGATGATCTTGAATCTCCTTATTTCAGAGAACACCAATTTGCCACAATCATTGAAAGACTGATGGCCTTTGAACTGGGTGTTGACTGGCAAACCTATAACAAACGTCTGGATGAAATAATCTGAACGTTCTCTTCGATTAAACAAAGCCGCCTAGTGCGGCTTTTTTGTTGTCTGTAGAAAGGTAAATCATGGCAGCTTTTCTCTCTCCGATCTTTGGTGCAGGGGCGCAGTTATTCAACAATCAGGGGATCGTTCTTTCTGGCGGGAAGATTTACACCTATCAGGCCGGTACGACAACTGCCCAAACAAGTTGGACTGACTCTACTCAGGTCGTGGCAAATGCCAATCCGATCATTCTGGATAGTGCGGGCCGTCCTACCTCTGAAATCTGGTTGTTGTCCGGTCAGCCTTATAAATTTATCCTGACTGACTCAAACAATAATACGCTGGGGACATGGGATAACGTCTCTGGTGTGAATGATGTGAGCTTTACTGCCGCGGTATCCGAGTGGCAGGCTTCATCTTTAACGCCAACTTATGTCAGTGCAACTTCGTTTTCTGTACCTGGCAATAACGTTGCAATGTTTCAAACCAATCGCAGGGTTCAGATCACCGTCACTGCGGGTACGATTTATGGCTACATTGTTTCTTCAGTTTTCAGTACGGTAACGACGGTCGTTATTCAGCCGGATTCGACAAGTCTTGATTCGGGTATCTCTGTTGTTAATCTCGGTCTTCTAACGGTTACTCATCCCTCGGTGCCGCAAGAATATCCGGCATTTAATGCACCCGTAAACGTTTCTTCCGCCACTTCGCCTACGCCAATCGGTGCTGCATTGTCTGCGAACGTTACGATCACGGGGACAACGACTATTACGGCGTTTGATAACGTAATCGCCGGGATTATCAGGTTTGCCAAATTTTCCGGCATTCTGACGCTGACATATAACGGCACAAGCTTGATTCTGCCGACTACCGCCAATATCACGACTGCGGCAAATGATGAGGCGGTCTTTCGTTCACTTGGGTCTGGTAACTGGGAATGCATAAGTTATAACCGGGCTTCCGGCTATGCATTCTTTTCAGACTTTGCTGCTTCGATTCAAACAAACGCAACTGCCGTAACTCAGGCCGGTCAGGACAACAGCACAAAAATCGCCACGACTGCTTATGTTGATCAACAACATGACGCCCAGATATTTTCTGCGAACGGTACTTGGACAAAACCTGCATGGGTTATGCCTAATGCCACTGTCCGGGTTGAAATGTGGGGTGGTGGAGGTGGTGGTGGTGCAGGCTCTGGTGGAGGTGGTGGTGCTTATGCTTGTCGAACTTTTAAAGCTTCTGATTTAGCTGCTACGGAAGCTGTTGTTGTTGGTGCGGGTTCGGCTGCGAATAGCGGTCTTGCGGGTGGAAATACTTCGTTTAGTAGTGGAACAAAATTAATCACTGCTTATGGTGGTGGTGGTGGTGCTGCATCGAACTTTGGTGCGGGTGGTGGCGGCGGGGCTTATGGCGCAGGCACAAGCGGTTCTGGAACTACTGATGGTGTTGGTGGTGCCGGGTATTCTACCAGTGGCGTAGCTACGGCTGCTGGCGGGATTGGGGTTGGGGATGCAGGAGCAAGCGGTTTAGGTACTGGCGCTGCTGGCGCTGGCTTGCCTGCCTTTATGGGCGGCGGAAGTGGTGTACATGGAAATGTGGCAGCCGCAGGCGGGTTTTCCACTTATGGTGGAGCGGGTGGTGGTCAAACAAGTGCCGGTCTTTCATTATACGGTGGCAATGGCGGATCAAGCGGTGTTGCTGGCAGTATCCCTGGTGGCGGTGGCGGGACGAACGGTTCAAGTACTGGCACAAACGGTGCGCGTGGCGAAGTCCGTATCTATATCTTCTGATGAATTCCGCCCCAATCTCTTCCGGCTGGGGTGATGCTAAATCCGGCCCTGTTCAAATCTGGGCGTTATGGTTTCAAAATGTCTGGAACATTCTTAACGCTGCCGTTGTCGGTAACGATACCTACGTCACTACAACCAACATAACCCATGGCGGGACTTTAACCAAGTCCATGATGATCACAAAAGTCGGTCGTCAAGTTACGGTTGTTCTGGCTTATTCGGATACGGTCTCGACTTCCTCAACAATCGGCGTAACCACTTTTTCTCTTCCTTACGTTCCTCTTGCAATCTCTGTTGGTGCCGCGATCAATGCGACTACCCATGCTTCTTTGGGAAGTGGTTATGTCGCTACCGATGGGAAGCTCTATCCACCAACTTCCACAACAGGTGCGGGACAATCTGTTGTGATGACTGTGACTTATTTTTCTACTTAGTATGGACGCTATCCTTACCCGTGTGCCCTCGACAGAGCAGGGTACGTTCGGTACGTTTGTCCTTGAAGATGGCACAGCTTATCACTCGTTGGAATTGCCATGGCGATCCAATATGAATGGCGTGAGTTGTATTCCGCCAGGTGAATATATCTGTCACTGGATTTTTTCACCCAAGCACGGGGAGTGTTATCAGGTAATGAATGTGGCAGAAAGAGACATGATCGAAATCCACAGTGCAAACTTTGCCGGTGATGCAAGCAAGGGTTATCTTTCCCAGTTGATGGGCTGCATTGCTTTGGGAATGTCTGTGGGTGTTTTGAACGGACAGCTTGCTGTGTTGAACAGTAAGGGCGCAATCAGGGACTTTGAAGAGAGACAAAACCAGCAGGATTTTAAACTGACGATCAGGGAGAAATGATGGACTCTTTTTTGGGCATGGACTTTGATGCTTTGATCGTTGGTCTCATGGCGGCTACGTTTACGACATTCTGGCTTCAGACGGTTGATAATCTTCCCAAGGCGGCTTCTGCAATTCTTTTTTCTGCAATGCTGGCTAGTTTTGGCGGGCCTGTTGCTTCAGTTTATCTTATTTCTCAATTCGCAAGTCTTACTCAAGCATCCAGTACGTTGCCTTTGCTTGCCGCCGTGATTATCGGCGGATCGGTGACCTGGGCTTTCCCGGTTCTAATCAATTTTGTCCGTAACAAGTGGGGGAATAATGCATAGTCCATTCATTATCGGCGTGGAAATCTTTTGTGCTGCCATTATCCTTTTTCGTTCAATCCAGATCGCTGCAAAGCTGGACTGGAAAAGCTGGAAAGGCCATCCACTTCAGTTTGTGGGTAACAGTATTTGCTATCCTTTTCTGGCCGGGGGAGCTTTGGGGGTTTTGCTGGATCGGACAGGTGGATTCGTTTTATTGTTGGTCGGGATCATGCTCATGATCCTGTCTGATAGACGGAGAGCAAGGTGATTCAAAAGATTGGCTTGTACCTGGCCGCTGTAGCGATTCTTTGTCTTGCTTTATGGTATGGCTATCACAAGATCGAACAGAAAGGCTATGACCGTGCCCAGAAAGAACTGCAAGTAGCAAATCTGGAACTGGCGATTGCCTATGCCAATCGTTTGACCAAAGCGGAAGGGGAGAGGGATGCAAACCAAACTGTTATTGATCGTCTTGCTGCTGAGTCTCACAGGGTGCAAATCCATATCCCCGTCTGTCCAAACGCCCAAAATTCAGACGGAACAGCCGGGTTACTTTCTAAGCGAGTGGACGAAAGCTTTAGAAATCTTCAGGAACGAGGTACAGTTCTCTTCGAGCGATGCGAAGCATTGAATGCGGATGCGATCAAGGTTAATGCAGTGAGTCAATGAGCTTCTTGAATTCGTTTAAGTGCCCACCAGCATAGGCCGCATGATATGGCGTTTATCAAACATAAAATTTCTTTTTCTGCGAAGGCATTTCCAAGCATAAGCCAGATATTGAACCATAATGCAAATCGTATTAAATTCTTCATTAATGCCGTAACGCAATATTGACGGAATCTTCCTGTTGCTGACTCGCCGCTCTTACATGCGCTTCGTAATTAGCAATCTGTTCCGGTGTCATGTCTTCGGGGCAGTATTCAAACATCAATGAGTCAATCATCGCTTGTTGCCTCTTAATTGTGACTGTCATTTCTTTTGTGAATGACAGCATTTCTTTCAATATTCTTGCTTGCTCATTCGCCACGTCAAACATTTTTTCCAAATAATCGCCATCTGTTTCTTTTGATAATCTCATTGGCAGACTGCCAATGGAAGTACCAACCCACCAAGCGGAAATCGCCGGATAGACAAACATCATTACCTTATAAGGCAGCAGAAAGACCGCAAATATCCAAACCAGAAGCAGTGAAGCCATCACGCCGAACGCATCAATTTTATTCATCCCGTTCTCCTTAACTATTTCTGAACCAATCCCTGAAGGCTGCTTCTTCCCTGCGTGATTGCCTGTAGCTATAGAACATCATAATCAAATTTGGAAAAAGCCACCCAACCAACACGCCAGCCATAAAAATAATCCAATTACTCATAATTTTCCTTTCAAAATAAAGATCGCTTTAATGATCCGATAAAAATATTCAGTCGCAACAAGAAATAAAAGGAATCCAAGAAATCCGGTGATAGTATGGAAATCCTGAACCGAATAAGCCCAATAAATGAAATAGCAACTCCATGCCCGTAACTGGGCGAAGGCGAAATCTCTGGCGGTTGCCCGATCAAGCTTCACTCAAAAAATTCCCGAATATCACCAAACTTGCAGTTCGCCCCAATAAACAAAAATCCCTGAATCATATTCAGATCGCTCATATTAAAATATGGCACTTTTGCACCCGGATTATTTTTGATGTCGCAAGGAATAGGATCATCTGCAACGCTGATGTGTGATCTGCAAATAAGCGGACGTACTTCATAGATGCTGCATTCCTTGTTTACAAGAAACGGGCAAACTTTGCCGGTATATTTTTTCACCATTTCTTCTCTGCTGTCTTCTTCGGGATTATATCCGTCAAAACTGGCAATCTTTTTGCCTGTCACCTTGGCTATCTGCGCTGCCTCCCATGAAGAAATAGCGATCATCTGATAACAACAATGGGAGCAACCTTTTTTGCATGGCGCAAGAGGTGTAACCATTGCCGCAAGTTCATCGGTTATCTCCAACATGCGTTTTGCCCGCCAATCCAGATTTCTGGGTAAATCCAGAAGGCGCATTGCTTCCATCATTAATTGCTGAAATCGAGCGCCATGTTTTTCTTTAACGCTATCGGCTCTTTGTTCTGGTGTCATTTCATCCCCTCAGCCAATCTTTTAGCATCCTTCGCACTCATCCCGGCATATCCCACAAAAATCGAATCAGGTCTTGGTAATTCAATCCCAATCGGCCTCCATAAATGCAGGCAGTACGGATGATTGTTCACGTAATTACTCTTTGGCGGATGGTACTGAACAACACAGTCTGTATCGTCCCAGAAGATGTCTTTCACCTGGCACATTTCTTCCCAAGTAGGACAGCGATCTACGCGGGAAACTGAGACATGCTGCCAGCCCATTCCTTCAGATGCAATTACATTTAATTTTTGCCTGTGGCGGACAATACATATAAATGCGCCATTGTTCCCGTAACGCTCATCGGTTGCTGCCAAGCCCTTTCGGACACGGAATTTCTCAGGTACGTGAAAAGTCATGCAATTTCCTTAAAATTGAGCTTGACGTAGGGTTATAAGATATTGCATTCTATTGTATAGCGCAAGGCTAATTCTTTTGGAGCATCTATGGTGAATTATTACAAACTGGATGGCAAAGAGATTGTTCAATGCCGGGACATGATGGAGTGGGCCAACTGGTATGAGACTGCTTGTACTACCGGGGTGCGGCATGTTGCGCTGGATTTTATTTGCGGGATCAGAGTTTCTACCGTTTTTCTCGGGTTGGATCATAATTTTTCCATGAGCGGTAGGCCGGTCTTGTTTGAGACGATGACGTTTATTGGGCGTTACAATGAAGCACAGTACAGATATTGTACTTATGAAGATGCCGAAGCTGGGCACAAAGAAATTATCAAAGACATAAAACGTCACCCTTGGAGCTTAATTGCGTTGCCTTGGTTGAGATATATCTGGATGAGAATTGTGCTGCCGCGATTGCAAGCTGTAATCAATAAAATATGGGAACTGCGTGACAAGATCAAATCGAGAATCCAATGACTCTCCCAATATGGACGATTTACGATCATCCAAGTGATTACCCAGATTACTTCATTGCCCGGAAATGGTTGGTCGGATCAAAAAAGAATGAGCCTGAAGCAACGGATGAGGTGATTGCCCGAGCTACATTGGATGAGGTGCGCGACTCATTGCCGCCTGGTCTGTATTGTATTGGCCGGAAAGTGGGCGATGATCCGGTTATTGTTGAAGTGTGGCTTTGAAAAAAGGTGTCTATGTGTAATGCAAATATTGCGATTTGGCTTTTGTTGGTATGTTCATTTGCCTTTATGGTTTTGAACGTTTATTTATTTTTTAAGCTACACAAGATACACGCTGAAATGTTGGCGCTTTTGGATTCATGGAAAGAGAATTAATGCAAAAACAAGAACTGAAAGTCGGCATTGATCAGTTCGCACAGTACGTGGTCTTTCATAGTTGGCCCCATGGCGTTAATTTATAGCAGTCATCGCAAACGATCAGACATTCGGTTAAATCAAAACCATTCTGTTCTGCTTCAGCCCGAGCTTCTTCATCTTTCCAATCATCGGAAAAAGCGAAAATCCCGCCGCACATTGCGCAACGGTATTCTCCGTCTTGTACTTCAGCGTCCGGGTATTTCAATGCCGTCTTATATGCCAAAGCTTGTATGAAATCGTCAGGAATTTTAGTCATTCGTACATCCTCTTAAACGTATCACTCCGCACCCATCGCTTTGAGACATTGTTCAGCACCATATTGCCAGGTGCCAGTTGGTTGTATAGCTGAAAGTCTCGCGTTACCGTAGCTCCACCGATCCCAAAGTAATCTTCCAGTTCAGCACGGCCTACAGCGCCATAGTGAGCAAGCAGGAAGTCGATCATTCTGAGGCGTTGTTCGAGGGCGTAGTTCATTTGATCCGCTCTACGCAAATCAAATAACGAATATCTCCTGACGTGGCAGCACTTACGGCTGTAAAAAGCTCTGTCTTGAATTTGCGCTTCTTCAGTGTTGCAGGACGACGACTGATCGGCGCATTCATGGTTCGCATATCATTTGGATATTGTTCAAGGCCGGTTTCCTCGTAACGTCTTTCGCCAAGCTCAAAGGATTCAAGCCAGCCATTCCAGCTATTCTTTCTTGCAACTTTACCCATTATATTTCCCTTCTTAACTCCATCGCCCTTACCTGAGAGCATCCAAGAAACTCACGGATGCCCCTGACTGACTTTTGGCACTCCCCAGCAGTAACAGCACCCCGTAACATCGTAACAATATCCGTTACTGGTTGAGTAACGCAAGTAGTACCGTTACTTAACGGTGTAATAACGGTAGACTCGCGGCGCATTGCCTCATACCAGAGCAGGGCACCAATAAGCTCAAGCAGGACAGAGAACGTCAGGCCGATGGCTACAGCTACCTGAGACTCGTTCCAGCCCGTTACTGCGGCCAAACGGGCTGTTACTGGATCAGTAACGGGGATATTGGCGACAGTAACAACGGCTGAAAGCCTTGCCAGATCGTCGAGCAGCACTTGAGCGCGTTTGCCTTCAGCGATTTCAGCCCTCAAAGCAGCTCTTTCCCGGCGATCCTCAGACAAGGCCAGTTCAGCCGTCACAGTAGCGATAGGGCGTGCCGCAATACGGCTCAGAGCGTCTTTGGCCGTGTCGATCTGTCTCTGGGTGCCCACGGCCAAGGCTGACTGCTGGGCACGGTTATCTGCGGCACGCTGGGCTGAATTGGTGAAAAACGTTAGATGGCCGTAAATCGCTCCCACAAGACATCCCATCCAGACCAGCCAAGTAACAGGACGGCGCGACATGGCTGGGAGTAGGTGGACGGCGACCACGATGACGACTGACATGGCGACTAGGACGGCTTTATCGGCGAAAGTCCCACCCCGATCCCAAGCAGCGATTGCGGTCATGGTGACGGCGGTAGAAGTAACGAAAATGGCGATGGGTTTGATCATATTTCCTCCAGGTTTAATCTGTTCGTAGGGTATGTGATTATTTATTTCCCTTGCCAAACACTTTGGCGTCACCTACTATGCGCGCCGTTGTGACTTGGTGGTTTGGCAAAAAATATTTTATAGGTGTTGAAAATATTGTTTCATTTCAACGCTATATAAAGGCTCTGTGGTTGAAGATAATGTGCGCATCCTGCCCCCGCAACCAAATTAATCTTCAGGGCAATATGTAGCCCTGAACTCGGGACTTCTGCGGTCAAAAAGCCGTCTGTTGGCCGCAGAACCACTTCCCCTACCAGTTGGCGTAGAGCTTCCCTAGCAATCTCAATATGTTCAGTATTCCCTAGTGAAGACACCAAATCTTCATACATTTCACGGGCACGCGGGATCAATTCGGTTGGCTGGTAACGCTCAAACTCCTTTAGTTCGCCTTGGACATCCTTTAGCTTTTGTTCGCTATCTCGCAATGCAGCTTTTACCGATGGAGAGTCAATCCCGCCCATGATTGCTTTAATCAGGTTATCTATTTCCTTTTGGGTGTCGGCAATTTTCTTTTTGATAAGCGATGCATCAGGTGCGCCAGACTTTAAAGAGGCGCGCACATTCTTTTCAAAATCAAGGTATGCTTCTTCAGATAGAAGTTCTCTTTTAATGCCTGTCAGCAATTCTCCTTCGACTGTTGATCGTTTGATCTGTAGGTTGTTACTGCAAACACTATTACCGCGATCTTTATGAAACGCGCACCCATATTTTGTCTTGTTTACCATGGTGTAATTTGCGCCACATACGCCGCACTTTAAAAGCCCGCTGAATAAGTATTTGGACGGCGCACTACTGCTGCATCCCTTTCCATTTGCAGAGCCTTTACCGTTTTTTCTATTCTCATCTGCGATGGCTTTTTTTGCCCGGATACGTTTGTCACATTTAATCCATGTCTCATCGTCAATAATGCGCAGTTCCGGCAAATTAACTGTTTTCCATTCCTCCTTTGGTCGCATGGTACGTAAACGTTTCCCGGTAGTCGGGTCTTTGACCCACTTTGTTTTATCGAACATCGGACTACCGATATAAGTTGAATTGCACAACATGCCAACTTCTTTGGCGCTGGGATGAATTGAAGAGGGAGACCACGTACCGCCTGCTGGGCCTTTTACGCCTTTTTCATTTAATTCGGTAGCGATCTGGCGTGCTGCCGCGCCTTCTGAATAACGCTTGAAAATATACCGTATCCACTGAGCCTGTTCATTATTGATAGCAAGTTTAGAACCGTTGCCATCAGGAATTAAGTTATAACCATACGGTTTAGCGCCAGCGGAATATCCTTTTAAAAATTGCCCTTCAAGACCGCGATGTGTTTTTTTGGCGAGGTCATCCAGATATAATTCACCCATCAAGCCACGAAGACTTGTTTCGATTTTAGAGTTATCTCTTGCGGTATCAATTCCATCTGAAACACCAATTATTCTGATACCAAGAAACTTAAATTGTCGGATGGTAGTTAGGTTTCCTATATTGTCGCGTGACAAACGATCCAAGTCATCTACCAGTAAAATATCAAATGACTTAGCATTGGCGGCAGCTAACATTTCCAGATACCCAGGACGATCATTGCGCGATCCGCTGATAGCCTGATCTTTATAAGCGATAGGCATTGGGAGATTATTGCGAGTGCAATAATTTTGAATATTGCGCAACTGGTCTTCAATTGAAGCCTCGCGCTGCATATCAGATGAGTAACGAAGGTAACAAGCGGTTCTCATTTTTTTATCTTTCCTAAAATTGTGCGCGCCTCTTTAATAAGTTCGGGCCGCCTTGATTTGGGGGTTGAATAATACAGATTGATCGCATCTGGATATTTCAAATAATTTTTTGCGGCTTGATCTGCAAGAAGACGAACCAGCGTTTGAATGTGTGGATTTAACATATAACCTCCTTAATGCAATGCATGGCCGGGTTTCATTGCCCATTCTGTGTAACCCTGCATATTTATAAGGAAATCTGAATCGCCGTCCCATACCCAAACTTCTCCTTCAGCCCACATGCCAGAATCAATCCTTTGCTGAATTTCTTCTACGGTGTATCCGGTTAATTCCGCAGCTTTGCGAACCGTAACGAACTGCGCCCTACCCAATATGGCATTCATATCGTTCTCCTTACTTTTTCTTCGGTTTAATTTCCGGTGGCTCTACGCCGTGCATTTCAGATAAAGCCTCTTCGATCATTGCGGCTTGGCTTGTGCCTTCCTGTTCCGAATACTCGCGCATCCAGGTAACCAGCCATTGCGGCAGTCTGTAACTCACAGGTACTTTGATAATATTTTTATCTTTGAAAGGCGCTGCCATTTCTCTCTCCTTGTCGGATCAGGCCAGTCCTTCACCGTGATTACAGTCTATACATTAATTAAATTAAAGTAAAGACATTTATTTCCTTAGCCTGTTCTTACAAATCAGACAGGCGGCAAAGCGCCTGAGTTAATTCCGGGTATTTTTCATGGAATTCTTTTGATGCGTTTTCGTTAAGACATTTCACTCCATGCTCAAGGTCTGATTGAAGCGCATCACTGAACATATCCTGGATAGTGGCAAGTTGAGTTTCAAGCTTATTTAAGCGATCCGCCATTTCCAGTGGATTGAGCGTGCATAGACGTTTCAATTCAGACTTATTCATACTTAAAACGGAATATCTGAATCGAAGTTATCATCAAATTTCTTTGCCGGTTCCGCCGAATCACTGCTTGTATGTGTTGCGGCTTGAGGTGTTTTTTCCAGATCGGTTGTACCCTTACTCCCCAGCATCTTCATTTCGTTCACGATGATTTCAGTCGTGTAACGATCCGCGCCGGATTCCTTGTCCTGCCATTTACGTGTCTGGATTTTTCCTTCCACGTAAATCTGCGCACCCTTTTTCAAATATTCTCCGGCGATTTCAGCGAGGCGGCGATAGAAGACCAAGTGATGCCATTCCGTCTTTTCCTTTTTTTGGCCGTCTTTATCCTTCCAGTTTTCGGAAGTCGCAAGCGACACATTGGCTACCGCTTCGCCAGTGGTCATGTAACGAATTTCCGGGTCTTTACCCAAATGGCCCACAAGAATCACTTTGTTGACTGACATATCGTTCCTTTATTTTTTAGGTTGCCTATATCAAACAGGGAAAATACAAATCAATTACTTACTTAAAAATTATCCGAATTGGGCGGTATTAGATTGTGCTAATGTTGTTTTCTATATCTCGTTAGGCATCGTCAAATTCCATGCTGCTTTCCACGCTTCCCATGCGCAAATGGCTGGCCTGAACACAGGCTCTCCTTCGTGCATACCGCAAGTGTCAAGTGTTGTTGTTCTTGCCCATATCATAAATCTACCTTTGCATTCACCATGCCTATCAAGCAAGAACTTTTCGTGCCTTTCGTCCGGCTTACATCTGCTTTTCTTTAGTGATTTAGTATGCATCATTTACTCTCCGTAGTTAGAATGCCTAACACGGCATTCAAGGCGGACTGCTTCGCAGCCGCTTAATTTGAATCGTTAGGCACCACGAACTTCATTGCTCCGCCCTAAGTTTCGTAACCTTTTCCTGAAGCAAATTTTCCAGCGCCGTACTATTGCCGTTACAGAACGTAAAGCCCAGATGATCCCTCATCGCTGCTTGTGTTGGATGTGAAACAAAGCGCGTCATGAGAATACCTATATCTCCGTGCTTTATGCTCTCTCTGATCTGTTGGTTGGGCACGTTCGATCCGATAAATTTAAAGTCGAATATGTGACCGAATCGTTTCTGAATGTCATTCGTTTGCACGGGAAGCAATCCAACGACGATAACTTTTTTCTTCTGCGGCTTTTCTTCCTTTTCTGGTTGTGGCGTGTTGACAGCGGGCATACTCATACCTCCTGCCGCCAATTGCTCTCGAACGACCTTTTCAAATGCGGCCATCATCATTGCCTGCATGTCCATTATTGGTGCCTGGACAGGGGCGACTATTTCTGGAAGCTTTACCGGCTCTGGTTCACGCACTTCCGGTGGACGCCTGCCTATCTCATCCAGCAGGGGAAGAAGCCATGGAATTGGGCTGGGTGTAGGCGGCATGTTTGCACGTTGTTTATGCGCAGGCATTTCACTATTCGCCTCATTTAAAATCTTTTGCCAGCCCCAGCCCGGATTTACTTTGCGAAGCTGGTAAGTAATTTCGGCAAAAAATTGTTTATCCTCGTCGCTTAAAAATAGTTTAGCGCCGTGTTGTTTGGATTGTTTTCTCTCTTTAACTTCCGGTGCCCGATCTTCAGCTTTTGGAAGCGTTCCGCGATGATCAATCACGACTTTGCTCTTGTCAGCCTCTTCCAGTTTGGCAAGGGCACGTTGTAGCCATGGCACGCTGCTTGGATTAATGACGCTATCGGCGATCTTATGCCCCTCTGGCATAAAAGCATTAGCTTCCTTCATGCAACGAGTCCATGTGGCTCCACCTTTTCTTAAACCGTAAACAATTTCGGCAAACTTTTCTTTATCCTTGTCCGTCAGTACGCATTCCCATTTTGACTTAACCTTGGGCGGATTTTCAAGTTGCTCAAGCAAAGGAATGATCCATGTAATTTGTTTCACACTATCTATACCCGCGCCGACTTTACGATCATCTGGAAGAAGAGAGTTTGCATGACGAATGGCATGTAGATTACCGGCTTCGGGATTAGACTTTTTGAATTCAAAAAAGGCTGTGGCAAAAGCCAGTCTTTCATCGGTACTCAGCGGCTGTCTTTTTAATGGCTTTTCGAGTTGTTCGAGCATAGGCTTTATCCAGGGTATTTGGTTAATACTATCCAGCGAATCATGTAGTCGCCGATTTTCAGGTAATGCTTTATTGGCTTCACGAAGACAGGCAAGGGGTCTATTGTCTGAATTATTTTTCTGCGCGGCGTGGAAAGCCTTCGCAAAAATCCACCTCTCTTCTTTGGTTAGGTCAATTCGTTTTAATTCTCCCGGCGCAGATTGTCTTCTTGATTGAGGCTTTTTGGGTTCGGCTTGAATTTGCTCGATCAGGTCTTTTAGCCATCTAAGATGATTCAAAGCAGAAATACGTTCACCCACTCTTCGATCCGCTGGCATTTGATCGTTTGCATAACGAATGGCATTCGCATAACCGCCTTTGGGATTGCTTTGTATGGCAGATAAAACATTTTCTGCAAAAATACGTTTTTCAACATCCCGCAACATTAAGTTCTTTGGTTGTGATGAATCAACATTGCCGCCCATTTTTTCAAGTAGAGGCTCTAACCACGTCACTTTGCTTGGATGGTCGATTTTCTCACTTAGTCGTCTTTTAGTTGGTAGAGCGGCACGCGCCTGCGCAAAAACAGTTTTCCAGGGCAAATCTGGATTGGCTTTTTTGGCTTTATAAATTGCCGTGGCAAATATCATTCTTTCCTCATCATTAAGAACGGTTGGTGCAGATTTCGTTGCCATTTCATTACTCCTAAGTAGATAACTTGATTAAAGTTGCCCGAATGTAAAATTAGCATTCCGCTATACATTCTAATCAAATTACCCTACTTAGCCAATAGACTTTAAAATCTCCTGTACCAACTCTAAAAACTCCTGTCTGCGCTCGTTTAGCCTTATAATCTCGTTCTTCACCTGATCCTTGTAGACCCTGTAGGTGATCAATTGTTTGTGGGCAGGGAAGTCTGAACAGTAACTTGCAAAGTCCACCCAGTCCCTTCCTGTGCAGTCCAAATGCCCAACGAGTTGCCACTTATAAACCGGATCAAAACTTCCCCGGCGCAGGGTTGCGTAGTGTGTTTTGGCGATGACTGATTTGACCTCCAAAACGCCTTCATCGCCAACCAGCCCGTCCGGTGAGTCGCCATAATCGTTCCAGTCAAAAAATCCGCCATTGGTTACTGTTGCAAAGTGTTCTTCTTCGTACAACATCCTGGCAACAGGCTCTTGTTCGTGGCCTCGCTCGGTGTGTTCGTTGCTGAAGCTGAATTCAGCCCTCTTACCTGTTGCCAGTTCCAGCGCAAGTTGCAGCGCATAGTCTTTTGCTGGATCGCCAAAAGCTTTTCCATCGTTTGCCATGAAGCAACCAAATCTTGAGGCTGTAGCTTTACCCAGTCGCAGGTCAAACCAACCCTCGGAATTTTGTTCGACATCATGGAATTTCACTCGTAACCTCTTTGCATTGTTCGATCAACAGCATTTGATGCTCGTCGGACATCAAGACACGTTCCAGCACTGTTTTGAGATTACCGTCACGCCTGAAAGCTGCCTTGGCACCTTCCCAGAGTTTTTCATTGCCGGGTGTGAGAAATATTTTCTTGGATTCATGCGCCCGGATACGCAAGCCGTCCATCGTCTCTTTGCCAAAACGAACGTTGTGATCCACATAGACCATCACTTGTATGTTGTTCCAGTCATTGATATAGGGTGAGTCGGCCAAAGTCTTCATGGTCTTGCTGTTACCGGCATTCAGGATCATGGGTTTCAACTTTTCACCTGGACGGATTTCTTTTTCAACAAAATGCGCTGTGTTGAAAACGTCCTTGGTTTTCTTTGTCCGATCCGGCTCAAGCGTGACATGATCTATTGTCAGCACAACAGGCTCAACGATGTCTGCGCTGGACAGGTAAGGGGAGTCAAAAGCTTTTCTGTAATGTGTTTTCGTTTCAGCCATTTTTCTTAGCCTCATGTTTTGCACAACCAAGCCAATACTTCTCCACCAGTTGCTGAATGGCAGTAAGCGCCAAGTGATTGGCATATTGATTATTGAGTTGCAGATCAACAGCGGAAGCAACTGAAGCAAACACAGCAATACGATCACCATTGGGCGCGTTGCCAATAGCCTCTTCAAAGTGTTCAAACGTCCACGGGTGAAATTCTTGGCCGACCTCAACCAAATACAAGGCTTCTTCCTCGATCAGTTGATTCTGGCGCTCTTTGGCAGCTTCGGCATCAAGGTAGCGGCTCAGATCGCTCCTGAACGCTTTCCTTTCAATATCCGCTGTATTGGTTCCAAACATCATTGCCCCTTTGGTAGCATTGTGTTGGAGAGAGAATATTAGCGTGACGCATACTTGTCAAGTTTATTTTGCGTCACGCATATTATTGGCAATAAAAAACCAGCCGAAGCTGGTTTCTTATAATGTGCAAGCTGGTTAGTCAGTTGCTTGTTCCAATTGCTCTTTTATTAATTTCTGTGCAGTTTCCATTAATTGCTGCTTTTGCTCATCTGTCATCCCTCTGTACAGAGCCAGCAGTTCGTCAAGTTCAGCTTGCATAAAGCCCCCTCGCGTATCGAACCCTAAACCCTCCTACACTCTCCCAATAACATGAACTTATTATTACCAGCCGAAATTGTTCATGTAATTTTTATCGGGAGAGGGATTCTACATAGCCGATGAAAAAAAACAAGGGGAAATTATTGACTTTTACTTGGATACGTAGTTATACGTATTCACTTCTTTTTCCCGATCTGGGAAATTAAACGCGCTTGAGCCACAAGAGTAGCTTTCCCGGATTCATCCATAGCTGCATAAAGAAGGCGTAATTCATTTTCTGCCGAATCAACATCGTCATGTCTGACATCCATCCAGCCAACAGGCTTCTTTGCTCCTTTTTCCAGTTTCCTGGCAAGCTCAGTACCGACTTCCCGAATGTTGCCGCTGGGATTGCGAAAGCGAATAAGGATTTGACTCAGATAAGAAGCTGAAGTCTTGCTCATGGCAGCAAGGGCGGCAGCGGTGCCTGCGCGGTAAGTCTTCTTGCCCATAGTAGCAGCTTCGCACTCTTCAATGAGTAGCCGTAGATTGGCTAACCTGATTTCTTCAACTGTGTTTTTGGTTTTCATGATGCGGCTATTATTTAGCTGTGCGCTACATTTTGCAAGTATTTTCTGTGTCGCTTGACAAACGTTAGCGTCACGCACAATAATATGCGTCATGGATAACCAAGTCGAAATTCTCGATCTTTCTGTGGATGAACGGCACACCCTGGCCCGCAAGGCCGGTATCAAGCCGATTTATCTGTGGCAGTGCGGTGCAGGGATCAGAACGCCGCGTTTACGCATCGCCGAAAAACTCATGAAGCACGAACCACGGTTGACCGTCACCAGTTTGATGGCTCCCTACCATCGCCTTCTGGCAAAGCAGGCAAAACTGAAAAAAACAAAGTAAGTCTGAAGTCACACCTTTCAAGGAAAGGGCGTACCGGAATGACCGACACACAAAATCTTGCTCCCAATGTTCAGGCGTTCCTGGATATTGCTTCCAAACAGTACGGCAAAATTAAAGCTGCCGATTTCAAACAGGATATGTATTGCCAAGTGATTGAAGGGCAAATGCAGTCGCCCATCGAACACTTGTTTCTCATTGCCTGTCATGCAATGTGTGCTTTGCAATGTGTAGAAATCAATCCTGATCCGCTTATTAATGATGATTATGAACTCGATAGCGCAAAGGGTTTTTATATCCATCAACAGGCAATGATCAGTAAATATCGCGTTGATTTTTTAATTTTCCAAATCGGATGGGCACCATCCAAAATGTTTACGCCGGTAATTGTGGAGCTTGATGGTCATGCATTTCATGACAAAAACAAAGAACAGCGCGCATACGAAAAAGCCAGAGATAGAGCGTTGGTAAGGGATGGTTACAAAGTCTTGCATTTTACTGGCAGTGAAGTAAATGCCGATCCATTCAAGGTTGCTTTTGAAGCACTTTCGCTGGCGGGTTTGTTCGTTGGTGCTGACAACGAAGAATACGATCCGAAAAATCCATTGGGAGTCGAATAATGGCGCGAGCGCGAAACATTAAACCGAGTTTTTTCACAAACGAAATACTTGGTGAGCTTGATCCTTTGATCTGTTTGTTGTTCATCAATCTCTGGATGCTGGCCGACCGTGAAGGCAGGCTGGAAGATCGCCCAAAACGCATTCTGGGTGAAACATTTCGCCATCGTCGTGAAATTGCGGACGTTAACGGTTATTTAACGGTGCTTGTCCAACACGGATTTATCGAACGCTACAAAGTGGGCGATTTATCCATAATTCAGATCGTCAATTTCAGAAAACATCAATCGCCACATAACACGGAAAAACCATCCGTACTTCCCGAGAAGCCAATAGATTCGCCGATAACCGTTAAACAATCGTTACCAGACGAAAAAGTGGTAGAAGCGAAACGCCCTGATTCACTGATTCCTGATTCTCCGAATCCTGATTCACTGATTCCTGATTTACCGATTCCTGATCCCGTATCGGATGCTAACGCATCCTCGTCACTTCCGACAGAAAAACCGCCGAAAGCTGACCCGATTCCGTATAAAAAAATTATCGACCTTTACCACGAACATCTTCCGATGTGTCCGCGTGTTCAAAGGCTGGATGAAACACGAAAAGGACAAATCGCTGCGCGCTGGAAGGGAGGAGAAATGCCCGATCTGGAAACTTGGAAATGCTATTTTATTTTTGTTGGACAATCAAAGTATCTCACGGGCCGTGTTGACCCGACGCCTGGAAAAAGACGCTTTGTTGCAGACCTGCAATGGATAACAAAAAGTAATAACTTCACCAAAATTTGGGAAAAGAAATATCACGGGGATTAAATATCATGGCGAAGTTTGAATACAAACCGAATGATCCTCAAGACAGTCCTGCGCAGACTAGTCGCGGCCATTGCGCCGTGTACGGTTGCCCCCGCAAAGGTCAAATTTACACAACCGTCTGGAATTGCCGTTATCACGCAGGCAAAGGCGGATCGTCCCTGGCGCACGTCACCCTGACATTGCGCAACCATGCGCAAGAGTTTAACTGGTACGAACACGTACTGGCCGCAACGCCTGTTGATTTTCTAGTTGGTGATATTGCGAAAAAAGCGCCGGATGATTTACGTGTTTTGCCGAACGAAGATTTTAAAACTTACGCTGAACGGGTGAAGCGCCATATCGACATTTTGCTGATCCCGAAAAGTCGCTTGCAGGAAGTTACGCAGTGAAACATTGCTTTCTCTGCCGGTGGTCGTTCGGTGCCACGGAATATTCCGGTGATGACGAATCGCCTCTGACCCCGACTTTGAAATGCCATCCGAACGGTGATGTGGTGAAATTTAAAAAGGCGGACAAGCTGTGCAAGTTTTACGACCCTGAAGATACGACAGGAGAGGGCTATGAGCAATAAGCGCGTGTTTATTTTTTCTAACGCTACTGCAAGGCAGTATGCAAAAGCGCAATGTGATCTGGCACCTGAAGGCTGTATGGCTACGTTCGATTACGAGCCAAAAAAATCTCGTCTTCAGGAAGAAAAATATCACAGCATGATTGGTGATATTGCCAAGTCCTGCAAGTTCATGGGGCAATCTTGGGGTGCGGAAGAATGGAAGCGTTTGCTGATTGACGCATTTGTTCGTGTGATGCGTGAAGAAGCAAAACAGAAAAACGAACCCGATTCGTTTTATGAACAAGGCCAAGTTGTGCCCGCTCTGGATGGAAAAGGATTTGTTCAGCTTGGTATTCAGTCGCGCAATTTTTCCAAAAAAATGGCCGCGCAGTTTATTGAATATCTCTATGCGTGGGGAACATGGAACAACGCTGTATGGAGCAATGAGTGGGCTGAAAAGGTAGAGGCGAATTGAATGAGTTGGCTCTTTTCTCAAAGGTTTTTAAATGAACACTTGTCCTATTTGCTTTCAAGAATTCAAACCGAAGCGGAAAGAGCAGCGGTTTTGCTCAATGAAATGCGGCCACAAGAACAACGGTCATGGGCGGCTTGGTCAGAAAACAGGAGTGCAGTCGAAGCATTACAAAACTCGAATAACGAAGGATGGCTACTTGCGGATGTATTCGGGAAAACATCCATACGCCAATGGGCGAAAGGAAATTGCTGTCCATATTATGGTAATGGAAATGCACATCGGCAGGGCGATAAACACGGACGAGTGTGTTCATCACATCAACGGAATCAAGATGGACAACCGACTGGAGAATTTGGAATTGATGTTGCACAGTCAACACTCACGAGAACACAACATCAAATTGGCGACAACGAGGGGGCGAGATGCATGGGGCAGGTTTGCGTGAGCTTGCGCTGTTTGCAGGCGCTGGTGGTGGATTGCTTGCAAGCAAAATGCTTGGCTGGCGAACCGTTTGCGCAGTTGAACGTGATGCCTACTGCGCACAAGTTTTGGCACAAAGACAAAACGATGGATCACTTGAACCTTTCCCAATTTGGTCTGACGTTGAAAGTTTTGACGGAAGACCGTGGCGCGGAATTGTTGATGTCATATCTGGCGGGTTTCCCTGTCAGGACATTAGTGCCCAAGGGGGGGGAGTTGGACTCAGTGGAGAGCGTTCAGGATTGTGGGCACAAATGGCCCGAATCATTGGCGAAGTACGACCGCGCTACGCATTTGTGGAAAACAGCCCCTTGCTCTCCCGCAGAGGACTCGGGATCGTCCTTAGTGATCTGGCCGAAATGGGGTTCGATGCGGAGTGGGGTGTGTTATCAGCAGCAGATGTTGGTGCGCCGCACCAAAGAAAACGTATCTGGATTGTTGCCTACTCCCATGGCGTCAGACTGGAAAGGCGGAACAGTGTCGATCAGAAGAGATACGGGAAAACAGAGATTGGATCAGTTTCGGGATTGGTGCAAATGTATGCATGGCCTGACGTATCCAATCCCGGATCATTCGGAAGTTGTCATGGGGTGGCCTATCGGATGGAGCGACTTAAAGCCATTGGAAACGGGCAAGTTCCAGTTTGTGCAGCAACCGCTTTCAGACTTTTGCACGAAAGAATCTGAACATGTAAAGGAAATGGGTCAAAGTAGTTTTTGCTTCTGACTGCGACGAAGATTGGAATTGTCCGGTGTGCGGAATTGATTACGCGGAATGTGATTGTCCCGGCCCAACCATGGAAGATGAATATGAGTACAAGGAAGACAAAGACGGTGAATTGTGGGCACGCAGAAAAAAGGATGTGAAGTGAGCAAAATAACTGAAAGCGCCCGTGGTGAAGATTGCCAAGTACGCATTCCCTACGTGTGCAACTTCAATCCTGAAACGACCGTCTGGGCGCACGCCAATGGGTTGGCGGCAGGAAAAGCAAGGGGATTGAAATCGCCCGATCCGCTGGGTGCGTATGCTTGTTCAAAATGTCATGACGTTATTGATGGTCGTGTTCGTGTTCCTGGTTTGAGTTATGGCGAAGTGCAATTGGCATTCCATGAGGGGCATCAAAGATCGTTTATCAAGCTGGTTGAAAAAGGATTGGTGAATTGGAAATGAATGTTCATTTTTCAAGCCAAACAGATTTGTGGGCAACACCACAAGATTTCTTTAATAAGTTGAATGAAGAATTCAATTTTCAACTGGATGTATGAGCACGACATGAAAATGCAAAATGCAAAAAATATTTCACCAAAGAACAGGATGGATTGTCGCAGGAATGGAAAGGTGTTTGCTGGATGAATCCGCCCTATGGGCGCGAGATTGGTAAATGGATGCAGAAAGCTTATGAAGCGGCTCAGGGGGGGGCAACAGTCGTTTGTCTTGTTCCTGCAAGAACCGATACGCGGTGGTGGCATGAGTACGCAATCAAACATGAGGTCAGATTTATTCGGGGCCGTTTGAAATTTAATGAGGGAAAAGGAAATGCACCGTTTCCTTCCGCTGTTGTGGTGATGAAATGAATGTCCGACTGCAAACAATGCCGACACAGGAAATGGAAGCCGACAAAAGCAACTGGCGGCAAATGGGCGGTCTGTATTTGTGAGGCGCGCAATTTATGTTTTGGCACAGAACGGGATGTATGGATGAACAAGGGCGACAAGAAGTTTGGGATAGTGGCGCAACCGACAACGTGCGGGCAGTTTGAAAGGAGAGGTCAAAATGTATAAATGCAAATTGTGCGGCAAAGTATTTTCGACTCGCTTTGTTATTGAGCAGCATCATTGTCCAAGGCGAATTGCAACTCAAGAAACACAAACAAATAACGATCCTTTGTTCCTGGCAGAAATGGCCGCGATTGATTTGATGTGTTACGAGCCTGCCTCTGATAGTTCATCCAGTTCGTCCAGCGATTCTTTTTCTGGTGGAGGCGGTGATTCTGGTGGCGGTGGTGCCAGTTCGGATTTTTGATGAGTAACGCTGAAGAACTTCTTGCGTTTCACATCAAAGCCACAAAACTCTGGGAGCCAGTGCGTGAATACAGATTCGATTCTGTACGCAAGTGGAGATTTGATTTTGCATGGCCGAATATTTTGCTTGCAGCAGAAGTTGAAGGTGGCATTTGGACTGGTGGGCGACATACGCGAGGTAAAGGTTTTTTGGATGATTGTGAAAAATACAATCAAGCCGTAATGGCGGGATGGAAAGTTTTACGCTTCCCAGTTGAAGTAATTGAATCAGGCGAAGCTTTGCAGGTTATCGAAAAAGCCTTAAAACAAAATGAGGTAAAACATGGGCCATGAACGTTTGATCAGATGCATTCCCGCGCGTTCTTTGGGATGGGATGAAACTCAGGAAGTTTCGATTGATCGAATAACCGCTATCGGGTTTGCATCTAGGTACAACGAAATAGGCGAGGCCATGTTGCGGGTGGATGCCCTCGATGTCAGTGCATTACATAAAGTCATTTTGCTGGTGATCCGGCGACTGAATCATCATCACAAAATTGACCGTGGCTTTGCCAGGAAGATCGCTTTTGCTACGTTGCATGAGTATATGCGGCCCAACTGCATTTATTGCGGCGGCAAAGGTGAGGAACACAGAAAAGGCCGGGTTGTTACGGTCTGTTCGTATTGTGAAGGCTCCGGCCTGCACAGGTATAGTGATAAGGATCGCAAGGCGCTCGTTGGGGGTGGTTTTAACACTCGGGCCTATGAAGATACCCTGACCTATGTTCGGGACGCTGTACGGGCCATTGTGGTCAATTCTGACAGGCGTTTGGGTGGTTGACTTTCGTATGCGTCATGCTAAACTTTGGGTATGTACTGCTTACCTGTAGATGATCTATGTCACCTTGAATTTGATCATAAAGTCATGATCGAGGAAAAGGCGCGTGATAATTATATTTATGACAATGCTTTTGAACTGGGTACGTTCAATGGCCGCAGATACGTTTACACCTGGTTTGACAAGCAACCTGTGATCCTGATCGATAACACAGGCCAGCTATCTGAAACGCCGGATATATTGGGAGAGTAATTATGACAACTCCAGAACAAAAAGCACTTAATGAGAAGTTGAGGAAAGAAGCGATGGACGCGAAATTTGCCCGCGAGACAAAGCAAACTCCCAACGGGAAAGAGCAAACCGAGTATCACCCAAAAGAACACAAAGTAATCACCCAACCTGACGATACAACTACCATTTCCAAAGAATTCGGCGGTCTGTTGGGAAAGGCCGCAGAAGCATTGAGAAATCGCAGGCGTGAACCTGATTAATGCGTCATCCCTTCGCGCGGCAGGAAGGTGCTGAAACGGCCTTCCAGTTCTTTCGTCAGTTCAAACTGTAGATCGTCAAACCCGCGCGCATTGTCTCCCAAAGATTTGATCCGGCTATAACCAAACCAGAGTCCTTCCCGCGTTTCCAGCGTGAGAAATACCGCGTCAATCCGGTCTGGATGATCGGAGAGTCCTGTGTACGACTTTAAATATTCATCGTTTTCTACTCTGGATTCTTTGCGCTCAACCATCCAAGCCTCGGAAATCATCATGACGTAATCCGGCCTTGTAATTTTGCAGATTGCTTTAACCATTGCTGCCGCCCGATCCTTGTCTCCCATGTGTACGGGAATAGGAACAACGCCTTCCCCGAACTTCCCCAGAAAAGCCATTGCCTGAAGATCGCCTCCTTCAGATAAAAATCCGCGCGCCGCAGAAACGATCATTTCAATGTGAGCGTGATACTTCTCCGGGATCATCTTCATTCGCCCAACTCCTTGACCTTGATTTTGAACAACTCCCAAAACGCCGGATGCATACGCCTGTGATTGACCGTATCCTCTTCCGCTTCCCATTGCTGCCACTTCCCGCAGGTGGTGTGTACCAGTTCGGCGGCGGCAGTTTGGGATAGACCTGCATCCAGGCGCAGGGCAATGACTTCTTGCGGTTTGGGATTACGCGAAGAACCCCGACCGCTTCGATTGGGGTGATTTGCCATTAGTAAACCTCAACCGAAGACGGGCAGTTGCCGACGAATGCGCGCCAGAATCTGTTGCCCGCATACATGTATTCACAGTTTGCCACGTATTGGCCGGTAACAGATTGACCGTAACGCACCTGTCCTGTCCAGAATGCAGTTGCAGCAGACGCTGTACCAGAAATAGCCATGCCAACTACCAGTGCCAAGATAAGCTTTTTCATTTCATTTCTCCTTTCAAAATTTCATTTACTACATCATGAATTGCATCCTTTGGATGCTTACCTAACAAAATGCTTGCGCGGATCGCTTCTTTAATTTCTTCATCTGCGACTACTGTTAGACTTAGCTTTCGCGCGACTGACCAACTCATTCTTTTCGCGCGATTACGTGCTACAGCGATTCTTCGAGCGGCTATTCCTGCGAATTCTTCTAGGCTGGTATCATCCAGCACACCACTAAATTCAATCATTTCTTACTCCTTGTGGCCCACTGAAACCCAGAGGCGCGGTTGCCTGTAAATCAGGCGGAAACTATTAACCTTCTAGTGCATCCGAATAGGCTCGTGCTACTTCTTCCAGCGCAAACCAGGCGAGAGCGTTTGCAATCTGGCTATCCTCTTTTGATTTGGGGCCGTACAGGGTTTGAGCAACTTCGTCTGTTGAATAGTTATTATCCAAACAGCGAAATTTTTTGATCATTTCGATGACGCCCATTCCGGCATCTTCTGCCATAGTGGTCGCGTATTGGCGGATCAAGTCGCGGTGGCTGGTGAAAAACTTCACCGTATCGACGTAATAGATAAAGCCTGAATTACAGCCGGTATCGGCACCATGATTTACAACATCAAGGGCGGATTCTTTGAATTGCTCCCAGTCGCCCGATTGACGTACTACTGCGCGTATAAGACCTTCTGGGATATTGGACTTGCTGATTAGCTCTTTGATGGTTTTCATCATATTCCTTCGGCCCCCAAGACCCGAGGCGTGGTGCCAGCAACATGCCGACAATTGGAAGTTTACTACGTTGTTTGTTTATGTCAATACTTTATCTAAAAAATATGCTTGACGCGATATATTCGTTTTGATATAAAGTCGTATCGACCAATTAAAGTCTTACCGCATGGTGAGACGCATAACGATAAGGCCGCCCATGATTGAACGGGCGGCTTTTTCTTTTTTTCTGGAGAATCCCATGAGATACCCGCGCGGAGTGCCTTCACATGGCAGGCTCGGTTGCTGCCCCGATGACTGGGACAAAATCCCCGACATTACCGGATCGTATGAGCTTGACGCTGTGATCAAGCAAAGCAAGAACAAAGACGTACCGGCCAGGTTGCAGGTCTATTGCCAGCGGGTGAACTCTTACGGCCCCTTGACCGCGTATGACGGCTACAACGGCTATTCTGGCGATAATTAGACGCCTTCTTTTTGGCGCGCGTGTGCGTCGATACGTTGACGGGCGCGAAGTCCCGAATTTCAGGAGTGACACCATGGCAAAGCCAAAAGAAAAAGTACCAATGGGCAAAGGTAAGGGCAAGGGCAAAGGGCCGTTTGGCCCGAAGTGCTGAACACTACGCGCGTATCCAGCATACGCGCGTATAGGAGATAACGATGCCCTGGTCACTTTCAAGCGGGATAAAGCACACGAAGAAGGCCGACACTTCGGCCAAAAAGAAACAATGGGCCAGCACGGCCAATGCTGTACTTGAAAAATCCGGCGACGAAGGCAAGGCCGTTCGGGTAGCAAATGCCGCAGTTAAAAAACATCCCAGCAAAAAGAAAAAATTACCCCAGTCGCGCGTATAGGCCGTCCTCGCGCGTATAGGGGTAGGGATTGCCATATTTAAATCGGGTAGCACATGCCGCTATTAAATGAAAACCGCGCCCCTGATTGAAGGCAAACTCTCCAAGCCTGCCGCGCGCCTGTGCAAGTCCTGTCCGCCAGTTGACTGGATCAAGTGTTACCAGACTAACGGCAAGTGGAAGCAGTGCGACAAGCAAGCCGCAAAACAGCCTTAGTCGCGCGTATAGGGCTATTCAGCCGCTATGCTGGCAACAAAAAAACAAATACCGGCAAGGATCAAAAAACCCATAGCCCCCAGTATCTGGAAACTGATAATGCTGGCAAGCATGGCAAAGACTGAAGCAATACCCCCAAGCCATCCGGCAAGAATCCAGAACCAACGCTGAAAGGCTAGATAAGCGGCAACGATTAAAGTAATTACAATTGTTATTTCCATGATGATCCTTTAGCCCTTCAGTAACGCCGGGGCGCGCGTATAAACCGGCAAAATTGCCACAATGCGCCCTTAGTATCAAAGGCGCATAATGTCAGGCTTGCACGGCCTTGGCGATTGCGGCGCGGGCAGCTTCAAGCCTTTGCGCTTGCGTCTTCCCGAGTGTGGTTGTATAGCTGAATGCCTCAAGAATGCGAGTTACACCTTGCAAGGCTTCCAGCAATTCAGGTGCGGCGGCAATTAAGCGCGCGTTAGCCTCAAGGTTTGAATGGCCTGTTGAATTTATTAGCGCCCCCATATCAAAAATATGGGTTCCGTCAGTTTCAATAATATTCATAAAGCTGGAATTCTCGCGCGAATAGAGCCACGGTCCAGGCGTATGTTTGGTGTTCACGTTGGTAATTCCGGCAATCGCCACCGCCTCACCGCGCACAATTGCGCCGGTTACGTGATGACGTAATGCGTTCAATGGTGCGTTGTTTTTCGTGTTCATGGTTTTATCCTTTCGTATGCGCGTATAGGCGCTTTAGTTATTGCGCAAGCGTGCATGAATGGCTAAAGCCTCATCCCCGTATTTGGCGCAGTATTGCGTATAGTGCGCAATCAATGCTTGGCACGCTGTACGCTCATCGTCAGACGATGCAGGGCGGGTTTTTTCGCGGTAATAGCTAACGCACCCTTCGGAATGCTGTTCTTCGCGCGTATAGACACTTAGCGCATAGCCGTTATACTTAACTGGGTTGCGGTAAAATATTGCAGGCTTGCCGGTTAGCTTTTCGATCCTGATAACTGCATGTAAAGTTTTCATGCTTGCGCCCCTTTCATTGCATTAAGCCATAACGTAACCTGCGCCGGACTAACCCCGTACTCCTCAGCCTTAGCGACTGCAAAAATAACGGACTCTTTCGCTGTTTCAATAAATTCCTTTTGAGACATAGCAACCCCTTAGCCCCTGTTTACCCGAGGCGCGGTTAGAGTGTTTAGCCACTCCCTGCGCCCCCTTATGGGAAGAGGCGCAAGGCGGGACTAAACGCCGCAAGCCATAGCATCCTGGAAACGATGTTCTACGGCATACGCGCGGTAGGCTTGCTCTGTTAGGTCTTGCGCGGTCTCTTCGATGTAGTCGTCATCTTCGGAACCGATACCCCAAAGCGCGAAGGTGTAGTCAATAGGCGCGTCTTCGTTGTCGGTTATGTCGGTAACGACTACGCCGCACCAATGCCAATTATCATTAGCCCATCCGCTTAAATATTCAAAATCATGGCGGACTGACTCGGCGGTAATTTCACCCTTTGTTGGGGTGCGGCCTAGTTTGGCGGTAAGTGTGGCGAGACGATCCGCACCTAACCCCCAGCCTTCAGCCTTTGCCTTTTTCATAGTTGCGGCATGATCATAAAAACGTTTGGAATGACGGTCTGAGCTTAACAACCATTCTCCCGCGTGTTTGTCGCGTGTAACCCAGTCGCTTACTATGCCGTGTCCGTCATGTTCATTCCATGGTGCGCCCATGTCTTGATCGTCTGACGTGTCAATGCGGTAAGTACGGCTATTTAGTTCAATAGTGTTTTGCATGGTAATCCTTTCGTTATTTAACGGTTGTTTAACGGTCTTCTAACGTGTATTCGTCCGGTACAGTCTCGGGGCTTGTGAATGGCTCTAGGCAATCATCCACACAACCTACGCCGCTATCAGTAAAATCATCGGGGGCTTCTGCTGCAAGCTCTGAAGCCGTCAAACACTCGGGGCAATCGGTAGGCAGTGCGAAGACCTGCAAGGCCAAAACCAGGCACACGGCAAGGGAGAGGGCGCGGATCATGACTGCACCTTCTCACGCTTCAAAACAAGGCGAAACGGTGCGGACTCATTCGCGCGGTATTCTTTCAGCCGTTCGCGCGCTTCTTTGCGGGTCTCTTCGGCTGTTACACATTCCCAGCCGTGCTCATATTGGCCTTGAACCTCCCAACTATCAACAGTGGAGCGGATCAAGGCATACGTGGTGCCCGCTGGCATACGCGATACAGGCGGCAAACCATCATGGGCGCGGCATGAGTTATAGTCCTGCAAAGCGCAAGCCCTGAAGGTTTGGCCGTATCCATCGGCGGCTATAGTTGAATAGCTCCCCTGTTCAGCCGTAGGGGGTACGGTTACGTTATAGCGGGCCATTTTAGTTAATCTCCGCAAGTTGGTTAAGTTCATCCACATTGAACAGACGCGCAAGCCCTGCATTCTGGCGCTTTAATTCGCGGGCTATCTTTTCCAGCTTGCGCACGTCTTCCATGCTGTGGACTTCGTAGCCGTAAGAGTTGATTAAATCGTCTACGGTCTCGGGTTCGTTAGAATCAAGACAAGCCAAAATATCATAGGCGGAAGGCTCCACCCCAGCGTTAGCGATTGACTGCCCAAACTTGGCAGTATAGGACTTGCCATTGCGCGACAAGGTAAAGCGGTAAATATCGCGGCAATCCTTGTCATCGGCAAAATAGAAGTCATGCTCTACAAAGACAATGGTTAATTTTGTGCCTGTTGACTTCAGGAAGTCTTGAGCCTGTTTAATATATTCGTTCATGTTTCTATACTCCTTTGGTAGTAGCCCTTATCCGAAAGGCGCGGTTATTCTATTTCGATCAAGTCCGATGCCAGGTAAACGGCAGTCGGGACAAACCCAGCACTAAAGCCTGAGTTTTGAGCCTGAACCAATACGCGAGGCCCGCGCAATTCCATCACGGTGAAACATTCCCCTGCTTCGTTCTCTGTTAGCGGGTGCTTAAACTTCACTGTTTGGCCTTGTTTCATGGTTGCCCCCTTATACCGGATCATGCGAAGCCATTTCAACCAATGCCGCAAGCTCTGCCGCTTCAATGGTCAGGAATTGCTCAATAGTGACTTCTTGCTTGTTGCCGTTGTTGTCATAGATAGTGATCATGATATTTTCCTTTAGCCCGAAAGTATCGCCTAGGCGCGCGGTTAACGATTGTTAACGGGTAGAACGTAAAGAAGCGATTGCATGAGCCAATAGGCTAGGCTCTTTTGTTTGTTTGGTCTTATCAAACCCACAGCGGCTATTTGCGGCTTAAGTTATGGATTGCTTCTGTTAAGTCTTCAAGTGCCAGCATGTAACCCTGATTCTTTACAATCATTCCCGCAACTTGAGGATTGAGCTTTAATGGCATTAATTCATTAATCCGTTTTTCTGCCTCATGCCATAGTTTATCGGCTTGGGTAAGTACTGCTTTATGAGTCTTATTTAACATGGCTTGCTTCTCCCTGGTAATGATTAAGTAACAACCTACAACCCAAACTCTACAGAACTCATTGGTAAATGTCTATACATTTATGCAAATAAACGTTAGTACCCGATTCGGATAAAGTGGGAATATTATGTCAAATGCCAAGCGCCAATGAATACAAACACTTGATAATTTTTGATTATGAAAGTTAGCGAAAAACCGCCAGCCGCCTACAGTGTCCGCGCTTCGGTGGAGAAGTCAGGCCTTCCTACCCGTGCCAGGAATAAGATTTATCAGCAGGCCGAAGTAAAGCCGCTTAACGTGATGATGCAAGCCCTTGCAGAGCGTTACAAGCTGGCAGACGCCATCCAGGACGATCCAGAAGCCCGCGCTAAGGCCATGAGTGAGGCTGTAGCCGTAGCGGAGAAGGTAGCGCCATATCTTCACCCCAAGCTTCAGGCTACAACGATTAAGGGGGATGCGGATAACCCCCTAGCCTTCTCTGTAAGCCTGCCTGATAGCCTGCTACTTATGGCGGCTATACGTGGTAAGCGGTAAATGGTGTACGTATCGGGTGCCCGCTTTGTACATCATCTTGCCCGTACACTTGCCAATGCATAGGCGCTCTTACGTAAGTGCTTGATTATCTCGAAGAAGTGGAGACAAGGGCACAGGTTGTTAGCCTGTACCCCATAACCCATGAGACCTGAAGACATAGCGCGACTGATTAGAGAGGAGGCGAGGCGAGGCGCACAGCCTAAAGACCTGGGCATTGAAGGCGAAAAAGGGCAGCTACAATCCAGCCCTTCAAAACCGGAAAAGCAAAATGAAATTGCTGATGCTGAGATTCCCCCCCCCTCAGCATCTCCCCATCCGCAACCTGAAATTTTTTCCGCCCAAAATTTTTCAGATCGTAAAGATTCGTCTCCTTACGCTGACACTCCAAAATTTTTCCGCCAATTTTTGGAGCCAGATAACGGTAGTCTAACCAAAGCCGTACCGTTACTTAACGCAACTCTGTGCCAGCAGTACGACTCATGCCTTGATGTGCCTTTCCTGGACATCTTCAAGTGGTGGGAAGAGAAGACCGACCGGTACAAGAACCTGCCTCTCGTCAGAGCGTTGTGCATGTACGACAGGTTCTTCTTGCTCGTTCAGATGTTCGGTCGTCAGGACATGCTTCATGAATGGCTTTATGAGCGTTGTAGGGAAGTGGAGAGAGAGCCGGATAACTGTCTCGATCTGTGGAGTCGATTTCACTATAAAGCGGTGGACTTGCGTGAAGTTGTTCCGACTCCTTCTGGATGGAAGCGTCATGGAGATTTAGAGCCGGAAGATTATGTTTTTGGCCCGGACGGAAAACCGAAGAAAGTTCTTGCTCGGACAGAAGTGTTTACGGATGCTGATTGTTGGGTTGTGAAGTTTGATAAAGGGTATGAAGTTGTCGTTTCAGCCGAACATCTTTGGACGGTGGACATCGCTTCAAAGGTAAGAGTTGGTGATGGTCGTGAAGGCAGGAAGACTGTAACGATCAACACCAGAGAACTTGCTGCTGAAGTCGCTCATTCCAAAGCAGTTGAGAGCAGAGTCTTACCTTCCGTTCCGGTAGCGAAAGCACTTGAGTATTCCGCATCAAGTCTTCCTGTCCCTCCCTATGTGTTGGGTGTGTGGTTGGGGGATGGAAATAAGGCTGACGGACGTATCTCGAAAGATTTTCAGGATGAAATCATCTTGGAGAAAATCCGCGCCTGTGGTTTTGCAGTTGAACGTAAAGCTGGATTGAGCGTACAAATCTTCGGCCTTCTGCCGAAGTTGAAGACGTTGGGAGTCTGGAATGATAAGCACGTTCCAGTGAGTTATCTCACTGCCTCAATTGCGGATCGCTGGGAGCTTTTGAGTGGTTTGATGGATACAGATGGTCACTGTGATATTCGCGGTACAGCGACTTTCGTAAACAAGAGCGCAGCTCTCGCTGGGAATGTTTTTGAACTGGCCGTATCGTTAGGTTTAAAACCTTCGCTACGGCATGTGGATGGAACTTACAACGACCAACCTTATCCGTATTATCAGGTCTCTCTTCAGTCCAGACATGATAAGCAAGTCTTCAGTCTTCCCAGAAAACAGGAACGCTCTACCGATGGGAAGGTGACTCGCTCTGGTCGTCATGCAATAGTCTCTGTAGAACCGGCTGATACGATTCCTGTGTCTTGTATTCAAGTGGAAGGTGGAGAGTACCTGATCGGGGAACACTGCATCCCGACTCACAACTCCACCATCATTACTTACGCTGGGGTAATTCAGGAGATTTTGAAAGACCCGGAGCTGACGGTTGGAATCTTTAGCCATGTGAAACCCATCGCTAAAGGTTTCTTGAGCCAGATCAAGCGGGAGCTTGAGTCTAATGAGCAGTTGAAGAAGCTGTTCCCTGATGTTCTATACGACAATCCTGAACGTCAGAGTCCGTCATGGTCGGTGGATAACGGGCTGATCGTGAAGAGACGGGGTAACCCGAAAGAACCTACGATTTCGGCCTGGGGTCTTGTTGACGGTCAACCTGTCTCAGCTCACTACAGACTGAGAGTCTATGATGACGTGGTGACTCAGGCATCTGTCTCGACTCCCGAGCAGGTCTCGAAAACGACTGAGGCGTTTGAACAATCCGCGAACTTGGGAACTGAGGACGGTCGGCGTTGGATGGTGGGTACGCGGTGGTCTTATGCGGATACTTACGCCGAGATCATGAAGAAGAAGATGGTGAAAGTCCGTCTTTATCCTGCCACGGACGATGGGACGTTTACCGGGAACCCGGTATTGTGGTCGCCCGAGTTTAACGAGCAGATGAAACTTGAACAGGGAGAGGCGACTTATGCAACGCAATGTCTTCAGAACCCACTTGCAGGCAACCAGAAGATGTTCGATGTGGCCGATCTTCAGACTTACGAAGTCAGACCTGAAACGCTTGCAGTTTACATCCTCATTGACCCGGCGAGATCGAAAAAGACGGATTCTGACAACACGGCTATGGTTGTTGTGGGTCTGGACTACGCAGCGAACAAATACATCCTTGATGGGTTTAACCACAAGATGGACTTGCAAGAACGCTGGCAAAATACAGCCCGTCTCTATGAACGATGGAAACGAGCTACAGGGGTACAAGCTTTATATGTCGGATACGAAAGTTTCGCTGCGCAAGCCGACTTGGACTATTTCCACGAACAGCAGAACCTGACGAAGATTCACTTCAACATAGTTGAGTTGGCTTGGCCCCGAGAAGGAGGTGGTTCAAAGATGGATCGTGTACAAAGACTTGGCCCGGATATGCGAAGTCACAAAATCTTCCTGCCTTATCCAACCGACGAAAAAAACCTGACTGCGGGTCAGAGAAAAATGACCCAGGGTTATGACTACCGTATTGCTCACAAGATCAAACGGAAAGATGAGAACAATGAGGCTTACGATTTGGCAGAACAACTCAAAGAACAGATATTTTATTTTCCATTTGGAGGGAAGAAGGATTTGGTGGATGCGCTCTCCCGGATTTATGACATGGAACCCAGGGCACCAAGTTATCGTGAGCAGCGTTATTCAGAACCGGAGTTTGTATGAAGATCGGTGTAATCATTAAATTGAGTAGTGGCATGAAAATCGAACTTACCGAAGCGGAAATTTTGGAACTACGAAATCATCTGAATGTGATATACGGCACAACTAATGTGCGGTCTTATCAGACATCACTTCAAATTGGGCCTGTCCCATTATATTACGGGGCGGGTTGTTGATATGAACGTAATCCTGCACGGTGAAGGCAAGGAAATCAGAATGCACCGCACAGATATAGACCAGGTTCAGCACAAGCTCGTTGTCCCAACCAAGGTCTTCTCAAGAAAAAACAAGTGGGCTGATCCGGTCGGTGTTGATCGGAACTTAACTTATAAGTTCGCTTGCCAGATCGGTGATTATTACCACTATCAATTGAGCCACGTCACAAGCAAACAATCATAGGGTACTTTCGGACTACTCTCGTTCACTGGACGTGGCAATAAATAGTAACACATCAAGACGCATGGCGATTAGCCGCAAGGCCAAACAGTAGGGCGGATACAACCCGGATGGTTTCGGCCATGGTGCGGGTGTCCTCGGAAAGCCGCTTAGTCGCCAGCCGTGTTGGTGTAAATGGGCAGTAATGCGTATGCGCAGGCTGTTGCGCGCCGGGGGATTAAAGTTCCAGAAAAGTTTGCCAGACCCGGAAGCCAAAAATCAAAACTGGATTGGAGAGATCAGCACTTCACACCAACAACATAATCGTAAGTTGTACCAAGACGTATATCAGTTAGCTTTAGGGTAATACCACGCGCCGGTTAATATCCGGGGAGGTTAGCTGATATATCGTGTTGGTGTAATGCGTAGGCTGAAAATAACATTTCGCAAACTTCTGAGATCAGCACAGAAACACCAACTTCAATTCGCAGGTGCAACTTAACACAAAGCCTGTAACCGCCCGCAAGGGTCTTTATAGGAGAGCAGCATGAACGCAGTCGTTGCAAAGATGAATTGCCATTACATCCAGACGCAGGATTTTGGATACAACGCCCAGTACCACAAAGTAATGTTGGGTGCCGTGTACGGCCAAGAAGGCGAGAACAAGGACTTTGCTGATGCAACGCCTTCCGGCGAGTGCTGGATGAATATTAATACAGGCCGTCCAGCGTTGGGATTTTTCAAGCCGAACAAAAAGTATTACGTCACTTTCACGGAGGCACCTGATTGAAACGACTCTGGATCACCCAGAAGATAGCCCACTTGTTGGGCTATTTTTTTTGCCCGATGTGCGAAAAGTTTACCCGGAATAAATCAAAGTATCTGATTGGTGGTCATCATCTTTGCAATATATGTACCAGTGAAGTAATCAGCCAGAATATCAAGAGCTGGTACGGTGATTACAAATCTTGAACTACGCCAGATCAACAAAAGCCGGAATGACATTTTCTTCCAATATCTGCGAGGTCTGCGGCAAGAGCCGGAATTTACCTGTCCACAAAGAATGTTCAAAACTGAAACAGAAAGTTTATGCAGCACAACGAGCTAAGACTTATCAATCTTTACATCTCGCTGAAGGTGGCGAAAGCCAAAGCGAATCTGTTTAAAGATAAGGAAATCGAAATACCCAATTCATTGATGG